CTGTACCATCAACTGTAATTGCATCTGCTTCAAGTGTACCATCTATATCGGCATTACCTGAAATATCAAGTGATCCTGCATCTAGTTCTCCTGAAATTGTCAGAAGACCACTAGAAGGATTATATGTTAAGCCTGTGTCGCTTTCTGCTCCTTGACTTCCAGTAGCACCATCTACAAAGATTGGATAAACTGTCTCGTCTGTAGAGTTATTAGCTGATACTGTAAAATTATCTGCTGTACCTGTAGTATCTTGGTTGAGAGTACCTATTACAAAATCTAGAGTATTATCTCCGTCTTCATAGGTAACTGTAATATTTGTCTCTGTATTAGAGCCAACCATAGCTCCTACTGTATCTGCTATATATTCATTTAAGGCTGTTCCATCTACCGTATAAGCATCTGCTTCTAAAGTTCCATCAATATCTGCATTACCTGAAATATCTAAAGTAGTTGCGTCTAGTTCACCCGCTATTGTTACAACACCATCAGCAAGTGTAATTAAATCAGTATCATCTGTATGTCCTATTGTTGTACCATTTATATTTACATTATCTATAACTGCTTGAGTAATTGCACTATTTGTTCCTAGCGTTGCTCCATCTACTGAGCCACCATTAATATCTGCTGTATCTGCAACCAGAGCATCTGTTGTTACTGTGCCATCAAAGTAAGCATCTTTAAATTCTAAGGAGCTTGTGCCTAAATCAATATCATTATCTGTAACAGGTACGATAGCTCCGTCTTGAATACGAATTTGTTCTACAGCAGAGCTAGAAACTTCTACAAAGAAACCCCAACGGTTGTTTGTGCTATCAGCTACAATTTTATTTAAAAAATCTTGATCACCTATTGTATGTATATTACCGCCTTCTGCGGCTGTACCATCGTGTTGATGACCTGTAGTACTACTAGAAGCATATGAAAAAGCAGTTAGAAGTCTATTAAATTCATCATTAAATAAAGCAGCAGTTATCGTATCTCCATCTGCCATTGAGCTTTGTCTTACATAACTTGTACCCATTGCTATCTCCTACCGGATGGTCTATAATCTACATAAAAACCATTTATTGAATAAGGTGCTTTAGTATCTTGACTAAATATTTTAAAGGCTATATTGTGTCCACTTCCCTGTACTGCTTGTCTTGCCATAGGGTCTTGAGAAGCTCCAAATACTGATGTATTAAAAGTTCCTGAACCAAATACTGCGGGAGTTGGTATTGAATCTAGTTCATAATTTGGAGGCTGTGGTCTATTCGTATCATCAAAATCATATGTTATCTTTAATGTAGGTTCTATTGTACCTTCAGGTGTAAAAGATATTTTTGTATAATGTAATGTTTTAAGTGTACCTGCATCTCCAAAATCTAAGTTAGGTGTTTTATATCTAGCATCTATATTTGTTTGTGTTCCTGCCGGATTAAAATCATTTCCTGTGTTATGGTTATAAACATATCCATCTTTATCACCATGATATATTTTTTCTACACTATCGTTATTAAAACCTGATGTAAATCCATGTGCTTGAATGCCTATTGTTTCAGACCATTCAAACCCATTAGGAGTTATTGTACCTATCAAACCTTTTGATGTAGATGTAGAACCTGAACTTGCACTATAAAATAATCTGTATTGAGATTTACTTCTTAATACTGCACTACTAATAGTAAATGTATCTATAGAAGCTGCTATTTTTGATACTATAGATTGTATGTTTCTAGATACAGAGCTTAACTCTACGTCACCAATACGTGCTGTACCTGCAACTAAACGAAATCCATCGGGGCTTAAAAATAAAAGATCGCCTCCTATTTCTTGAATACTATGTCCATCCAAACAACCTACGTTTTGTGTAATAGGTGTTACAGCTATAGAAGCAGAAATATTTATGTCTGATAATTTATAAATACTATTTTTACAGAATATAATTAAATCACCACGGAAACTTTTTATTCCTACTACCTGATCATCTAGTACAATACTTCCAGAGCCGCTTGAAGTAAAATCATTTATGTCACTTGTGCCGCTATAAAATATTGTATTAAGTGCGGTAGCTGCTCCGGCAACTACTAAGTGTTTATCGTGAATAGTACAAAATTTTGGATAGTGCGTACCGCTAACTGTAATTTCTTCATAAAAGAAAGTTCTATCTGTTAAAGCTCCTGTACCTGTCATTTTAAATAAAGCAGGTTTTACACCAGAACCTTTATCGGTAATTACTACTTCACCATAAGTACTAGACCCTTCAAACAAAGCAAAAGAAGCTTGTGCTTGGCTTGTTCTAGCCGCTGTGCTTCTTCCTGTAAATGTAGAGTAATTATCTCCTGAACCACTTACGCTTGAACGATTTATTTGTAACCAACTTGTTCCATCTAAACTAAAATAAATATTAGTCCCTGAACAAGCAATTACGCCATCGCCATAAACAAAAAGCCCTAATATAGCATTAGAGCTGTTAGGTCTTGCTGCACTACCCCCACCGTAAAGTGTGTAACCATTTATTCTTCTGTAACCACCATCAGGATCAACTTCAAAGTTTTCTAACTCTGTAGCAAATCCGGGTTGTTGTAACATTTGAAACTGGTTGAGATTAGTGTTTAAACCCCCTTGACAAGATAAACCAAATGCTTGCATAGTTAATCAAACCTAATTCTGTCATCAGACATATAAGTTGGAACAGTCCCTAGTAAATTTTCCCTCATGCTTTTTAATCCCTTTTTAAAATCTTCCAGAGCAAAAGCAGCCATTTGAGGGTTGTCTTTAAATTGATGTGTGTAATATCTTGCTTTAGATAATATTACTGTTTTGTATAAATCAGGAAAAACTATTGCATCGTCATGTGCAGATAGTTGTGTGGGTAGGTTGTAAGCAAAAAACCAAACTTTATATACTTGATCTGGTATAGGGCTTAAACCAAATTTTCTTGCATCAGGACTTCTAATAACAAAGCGAGGCTCACCGCCTGTAGCTTGATCAGCGTCATCTGCGTTTTCTTCTGTTCGTCTAAAGTCTTTCCATTGTTCTGTAGTTAAGAATCTTAAATTTTTAGAAACATAAGGAGCCGATTCACCGCTTACTCCTACTGTTGTTAAATAAAAATTATTCCAATCTATAGAACCATAATCGTCTGCAACAGATGAACTAGAAGCTTTTAACTCATACCATCTTGTTGCTGCTACAGTATCTACAGAAACATTACCATACATAGGATCAGTAGCTCCACTTTCAGCGGCAGCTAGAAAAGGCCATTGCGGTTCTTCATTTGATATATCTAAGTATGATCTATTAATACAGTCTTTTGCGTGTTGCTGTATTCCTACAGCACTAGAAAAAGTTGAAGAAGTTAATACAACTTCATTCAACTCACGTAGCAATTCGTTTGTTAATTGTAAGAATGTTGTAGCCATAATTATTCAGAGTCTCTAGAGGTTGTTGTTTTTTTCTTATCGCCATAAATTCTTTTGTAACCTTCGGCATACTTTTCTCTGTTTTCTTTTGTATACCAACGCCCCATAAGTCCAAGAGTCCTGCCTGTTTTCTTTTTAGACATAATTATAGGAGTTCTTTCGCTTCCTAATTGTGGCATTTCTTACTCCTTAAATAAAAAGGAAGGAGGGCTTTTTACAGCCCCCCAACCTAAACTTACTAGTCAATACCGTAGAACGCGGAAACTAATGCTTCGCTGCGTAGTACTTTAGAACCATAAACATGGAGTCCTCGTACTATATCGCCAAAGCTATCAGGATCACGAATGACTTCAGTATTCGTAATGGTCTGTGCCGTTGCTGTAGATGACATATGACCTGCAATACATTTACCTGCTGCATTTGAAGTAGATGCAATATTGTTGGTCTTGTACATATCAAAGCCACGTAACTTTCCAGATGATACTAAGCCGTTACGGATTGAACCCTGTCCTGCATTGTAATCAACAGACAGAAGCTTAGAAGAACTTTGAACAAGTACTTCATAGAACTCTGGATTCGCTAGAAACCAACGTCCTTCTTCTGGTACATTCTGCTCATCCAATAAACGTGCCATATGTGAAAGCACATCAATAGGATCATGTTCAGATGTACCAAAGCCAATGTCAAGATTACCAGTACCGTCAAAAGTTCCGGCTGCAAGGTCAGTTGCGCTGTCAGAACCTAGAACGTGATTTGGGCTAGATGCAGATACTCCTGAGAACATTGCTGCAATAACACCCTCGTCAAAGGCATCCTTTAGTGAATAAGCTGCGGATGATGCAGCAACGTCACGAAAATTAACGTGAGACATATTAGTTTCAATGTCATCTACGATGAATTTAAATGCGTTTGCTGTATCAACAACCAAAGTTAGTTCTTGGTCTGTCAACTTAGTCGCTGTTACGTCTGCCCCTCTTTCATACTGATAAACAGTGATTTCGGGTTCTTTGATGATCTTTACAGAATCACCAAAATTTGCAATCTCACCTGCATAATCTGTATTGGTAATTGCTTCCGCTACAGATGATTTTCTGAAAAAATTCAGAACTGTCTTGGAATAGACAGAAGGTAAGAAAAACGAATTATTTTGACCACTTACGGAGTTACCAAAGTTAGCATTGGTATCCGTACTCGGTTCAAAATATTGGTCAGATTGGTTATAAGCCATTATAATATCTCCTCATAAAACTTATTTTGCTATTCTCCCTTCTGATAAAGCCAATTTGATTTCATCTTCATATCTGTCAAATTGATCAATAGACATCTTAGCAATTTCTTTTTCTGTCCAAATTTTAGGAGCTTTCGCATCCACCGCTGTTGTTTTTGTAGACACCATATCAGCAGCAGAGCCTCTTTCCTTTCTTTTGGACTGCCTCTTTTGTGGTGACTGAGCCATGCCCTTTTCCATTTTGTAAAGGTCTATAGCACGACTAGCTAAAGTCGCATCACTATTATTTGCATAAACCCATCTTTGTATATCTTCTGGTTGCTCTTTAGCCCATTCATGAAAAGCTTCATCGCCCCTTATATCTTCAAAATCGGGGTGACGCTCTCTTAGAACTGTTTCAGCTTCACGTTTTAAAATATCAGTTTCACGGTCTTGCAAAGCTGATAATTGCTGTCGCAGTTGTTCAGTTTGGTTTTCACTTTGTAAATGAGCCACAGTTTCAACAGTTTCATACAGGTCTGGATTCTGCGCTTTAAACCTTTCAAGTTCTTCCAAAGTTTTTGGAGCTTGATACGCAGGAGCTTTTTCTGCTGCCTCCGCAAGAAGTTCTGTCTCTCTTTGTTTAAACTCAGAAAGTCTACTATCGTAATGTTTCTTTAGATCATCATACCTTTTCTTATAATTAACATCTTTAGAATTTTTAGCAGGGGGCGTTTCAGAATCTTCTGAAGGCGTAGCCTGTTGTTCTTGAGATGGTGCGTAGAATAAACCATCAGCATTTTCCGTTCTTGGTCTGTCGGGAGTGTGCCAACTTTTCTTTGCATTATAAGGATTAGGTGCTTTTTCCTCCACAGGATTAGTTTGTGTTTCAGCCATAATACTTCCTCCACGGGGCTTGTAAGTTTTAAAAGGTAGCCATTATAATGAATTATTTGTACAGATAATTCAGAATGGTGCTTTTACTTCAAGGTAGCCGTTATCGTTGTCTAACATTAAGACTAGGCATTTGATTAGCAGACAGCATAGTTTTATTTATGTTGCTTCTATAATCATCTTCCTCGTCTTTTCTCATTAAACCACCGTCATAAGCACGTTCAGCGTCATCCATCATAACTTGGAGATTGTCTGCACCTATTTGATCAGTGGCCTTTTTGGTCATCACAAATTCACCGTCAGATAATCTGGCGGGTATTGAATCTGAGACACCATCTCCGGGGCCGCTTACTTCTCCGGCTCCAGAAAACTCAGAAGCAGTATCTACAACTTTGTCAAAAATCATACTAAGTTGTGGGTCTGCCTCCAAAGCATTCATTAAATACATTTGTTCTTCTTGTTCTAAAGCTTCATTCATTACGAAATCTACATAATCACTTTCCATTTCTTCATCTGGAAGTTGTGAAGCTTTTACTTCTGCCATTTCTTCTGGCGGTATATTTGGGTATGTGTCTACTGGTGCTCCTTCCATTTCTGGAGGAACCATCATAGAACCGCCTTCTTGTTTTTGTTCTCTTTCTTTAGGTTCAGCAACTGCTACAGTTATAGCAACATCAGGAGCCAGTAAAGATTTTTTCTTTGCTTTTCTACGTTTATTTCTTCTGGATTTATTAGCCATCTATACTACCCCTATTGTTCATCATGTTCACTAAGATGTTCTTTAATCATTTCTTCAAGTGCTGCTAAATCTCTTTGAAGATACTCAATACGCAAATCTTGTCTTGCATCATCTGGTAATGCACCAAGTTCACCTCTAGGCCACTTAATTCGGAACTCTTCGTTAAGCAAAACAGAAGACTGAACTCTAATACTATCTATTTGAAGCTGTGCAATTTCTGAAGTTAAAGTAAAATAAACACCTGCAATACTAAGAAACCCTGCTAAAAGACCAATTAAGGTTTTTAAATCAAGTTGAAATTGTGTGTTTTGTTTTACTTCAACTGTTTCGTTCATCAGCCTTTATGTTCTTTCTGTACAGGAAAGGTTGCTTTTAAAGTAGCTCCTTTATGTGGTTTAAACTTACCAGTATGTTTCATAAGTTTATAGCCGCCCTTTTTTTGTTTCATCCAATGGAAACCTTTAGGAGCTTCTACTCTCATTATCCTTTTCCTCTGTTAATGTATTTTTTTCATTACAACAATTTGTTTCTTTTATCCACTCATCATAAGCTACAAACTTTCTTTTAGCATAAGACCAAAACCTACCTTCATACTTAGGTGTCTCTTCTTTTAGCTTCTTCAACTTCATCCTTCAACCGCTCTAGGAGTTCCAGAGAATTGATCTTCCCCTGACTGCGGTACATTTCCTGTTCCGATGTTGCCCCCACCAGTACCCGTAACTCCAAGTGGCGTAGGTTCTGTAGGTGCTCCTTCAAGCCCTCCCATGCCTCCTTGTTGCTCGTTAGGAGTGAGAGGCGTTTCGCCAGTTGCTTGTCCAACATTATTTTGCATCCCTATAATTTGAGCCATAATAGCTGCTTCTTCTGGATCATTGAGTATTTCATCAGGATCAAGATCAAGCGAGTACGCAAGCTCTCCAATGAGTTTATTAATTTTAACAAACGGAGCAATAGCAGGATTTTGAATACTTTGAAGAAAAGTAGTTAGCCTTTGGCTTCTTACTTCTTTCTGCATAAGACTTGCTGTACCAGTAGCCTTAACTTCTAAATCTCCTTCTACTCCTAGTTTACTTTCTAAAAACTGCATATTCCACTGGAAGTATGCTTCGCCTAAAGGTTTTAAAAGAAAGTCATCAAGATTTTTAATTACTGTCTTTATGTTTAGTGAAGCTGCTCCAAGTAGCATTGACATCCCTGACGCTGTTCTTGTCATACTTTGAACACCAGTTTGACCATGCGAGTAGCTTGGTATGCCTGTTTGTTCATCTGCAAGTTGTCTAAACTTATCAAACATCATCATGTTTTCATTTGATGTATTAGGAAACTTTAAACCATTAATGGCTGTACCCGGAACTCCTGCTTGTCTGCGAAAGACTTTACCCGGATATATGTCCATGCTTTGACCACCCACAAGAGCAGTCTCGTCTACATCAAATATTACTGAACCTGATAAAGCTAGGTTGTCTATTGCCATACGTGCATGACCGTTCATAATCTTTTGAGAGTCATCCATGTTTTCAGCTACGCCTATGCCAAAGAAACTATAAGGATTCTTTTCATACGAAAAAGAATGATAAGGAATCCTGTGTGGCGAAAATGGATTAACTACCGCACGTAATACTTTACCGCTTGAAACCCAAGCATTAATTTGAACTTCATCTAAGTCATCTACATTATCATCAAGTTCCATTCCAATTTCTCTAGCATACTCAGCATCCATAATGCCCCAGTATTCTAGTACTTCGTACTTAGCTGCACTAGCATCAGACATTCGGTTATCGTCTTTTAGTTCATACTCATAATCTTTTTCTTCGTAGTTTGGCCCCATTTCTAAACAGCCTCGTATTTTATCTTTATCAAAATACGGAAGTTTAGAAAGGCTTCTAAATTGTGAACGATTTAGTTTATGCCTATGTACAACATATTCACATTCATCCATTGTAGTAGCATTAGGGTCTGGAAAAAAATCCCAAATACTTACAAACTCAATTCGTGGTACACGAACTTCTAGTGGATTGTATGTACGTTCACCGTCTTCATCTGTCCATCTGTTAAGAGTTTTATTAAAATTAAATGGTCCTTTAACAATACCTGTGCCAAATAAAGATGCCTCAAATAAAGCATTTCTTATTTCACTGGAACCATTAGATTCTTCTATTTGATCATGTATAAGCTTTTCCATTCTCCTTGCTGCTTTTTGAGCAGGTTTCATTTCAGGAATTTGTGGATTAGCAGATGGGCCGTCAACTAAAGAATCTGCTGCTTGTTTGTCTAAAGGTTCTCTTTGGTTAAAGGTTTCACCCGCTTTTAAATTTTTACCATCTCCTTCGTATCCTACATCAAAAGGATTAGTGGGTGTTTCTTCTCCAATCTCTGCTGAACTTGTTTCAATTCCGGGTACAGGATTAGCTGTATCTAAATGAGCAATTTCTGAAATACCTTCTGGTACTTTTGTTTCAGATACGCCAATAGGAAACTTGTTGCCTCCAAAAATAACATCTACTAACTGCCCAAAGGCTGCTAGTACTTTTGTTTTAGTTATTTTTACAAAGACTCTAGACTTTTCTGATTCTCTGAATTTAACATTCTTTGGATACAAGCCACGATAGTTGTGGTAGGCCGTCATCCATCTGCCTTCATCAGAGTCTCTAGCCATTTCAGCAGATGAGAATCTATCTTCAATAAGTCCTGCAAGACGGTTATTTAAATCTTCTTCAAGATTTAAACTCATACCTTCTTCATTTTCTACTGTTTCAAAATAAATACCGTCAGCATTTTGTATTAAACTATTTTCTTCTTCAGCCATATAAAAACCTTAATATCCAAATTCGCTATCAGCCGGGGTATAAGCCTGTTCCAAATGCAGATTTCTTATTCTACTAAATGAATCTTGTATTCTTGGTCTAGACATTATTAAATAGCGCAGAGCATCATAAGCATGATCTGGCGCGTGTGTATCTACATCTTCTGGGTTAGAACGATCCAGAGGAATACTTTGAAGTTCACGTATCAGGCTAGGGCAGTTATTAAATATTTGCAATCGTGGCCTACCGCTTTGTTGTATCCTCAAGTATTCATGGATTTGTATTTTACCCTGTATCCGATTCTTATCAGCCCTTCGTAGTTTATGACCTGCACGAATTAGGGACTCACCTACTGTTGGGCCTGTTGTTCCTGTCCTAGCCCACGCTGCCGTATCTAAAACTCCTTGAACCGAATATGGGTCTTGTAATTCCATTTGGGTTATTAGTTGTCCTAAATCAACACCTGTCAACCCTTTTCTATATAATTCTCTATAAATAATTAATGTGCCGTCTGAAGGGTCTACTGATCCCCAGATACAAGCACTTTCAGATGCGTAACCATAGTCAATACCTTTGACACGCTCCCAAGAGATAGGTATCTCAAAAGGAGTAATTACATGAACATCTTGTTCAAATTCCGTAAAGGCTGCGCCTTCATTAACATCCCAGTTACCTTCTAGCAACTGCTTGCGCTGAGTAGGCGGCAAAGCCATCAGCATTTCTTCATATCGTCCATCTTTAGCTAAATAAGGATTATCATCTAATCTAGCCGGAATAAACTTTCTTGTTAAGTTATCTTCTCCTGTAAACGATTCATTAGGAGGATATGGATCAACATATCTTTTCTTAACCCAATTAGCTCCTACACCACCCGGATTAGCTGTACATCTCATGTATGTACTTATCTCAGGGTCGGTCGTTCTTAGGCGAGAAGCGAGATAGTTCCATCCAAACTCAGTGGGTAAGTGAGTTATCTCGTCAAAACCAATCCAAGAATAGGCTTGGCCTTGATACCGATAAACATCGGCATCTCGCTCTAAGAAGCCGAACTCTACTTTGGCTCCGCTAGGGAAGTTCCAAAGTTTTTCAACTTCTTTATACTTACAGCCCGGAAAGGCTTTCGGGTATAGTTCTCTACTTTTATCTATAAGTTCTCTTAGCTCTGGCATTGAGCGCCTAAGTATTAACGCTCTGTGTGCTGCTCTATGTGCAAACCGTAGTGGGTCTATAAGCATTGCATAAGACTTACCACCACCTGCTGCACCACCATAAAGAACATCTCTTTCTGGGGCTGCTAAGAAGTCTGTCTGTGGCCCATTATTAGGCTTAAATATAACATTGTCATTGACTTCTTCTTTTAAAGCTTTTGGAACTTTATCAAGTATATCTTCTGTTACAACTTTATTTGTTGTCTTTTTATCTAACTTATTTAAAGTTTCTTTAGATGCGTTTAATGAATCTCTTTTAGCATCTAGTCTTTGTTTTAATCTTTCTGCGCCCTTTTCTTTAGTTCGTACTGCTCGTCTTGCTTTTATCTTGGCTTTAGTTTCTGAGTGATAATTATAGCCTCTACTCTTTGAACCTTTAGGTCTTCCTGTTCTTTTACGTGGTGTACCATCTTTTTTTAATATAAAGTTACCGTCTTCATCAGTTAGATAGTTCTGGGGGTTTTGTTTCCAATCTTCCATTATCTATAATTTTCTTTAGCCCTGTATGGCTTAAAGACCTCCCAGTTTTTTCTTCTATCCATAAACTACCTTCTCTTAAAGAAAGTGTTTCTTGTTGTACAAGATCAGCTACAGTTTTAAGAATTGATAGTTGAGTCTCTATAGGCTTTAAAGTTTTATTGTCTTCAGCCAATTCATACCCAAAAGGTATTGTGCTACTCGTTCTCTGTCGTGTCTCCATTAATAACTATCTCTTCTTTAGCCGGAAGTATAAACAATCCTCCTTCTACTTTATGACTAACATCTAGTCTTTCTTGTTTTCCTAAACCTGTACGGTCTAAAATTGTCTGTGCTGCCTGTACTCTAATGTTAGCTTGCGGAATTGGACTATTGGATTCCATTATATCCACAAGTTTCATAGCTGCTTTAGGTGCGGATTGTGCGAGTATGTTAGAGGCTAAGTCTATAATTTCATTTTTAAGTGCGTGTACAACCTGCCAATGTCCATTCTCGGAATACCCGGCTAACTTTGCAGCTTCTTTAGGATCACCTCCCGTTTGAACAAGATGGTCTAAGAAAGTCTGTTGCTTTGTTGTTAATTCTTTTTTCATAATATACAGTATTATACAGTCATTTTGAGCTTTTGTCAAGTGCATATTGACAAAACTGTAATTTGGGTGTATAATACTATAGAACCCACCGAGGTTCACTACATCACATAACCACCCCCCGTCCTTAACGTACCTAGTAAATACAACATCCCTCCCCTAAAGACCCTTTGAAGTCTTTAAAGTTCCCGCGCTAACTAGTTTACACTATAAATCACCATAAAATGTATGTCAACTACAATATACCCTAGTGGGGGGTATGGGGCTTCTGCGTACCCTCTAAGAACTCTGGAGGTCAATGTAGAATTCTAAGATTGCTCCATTCTAGAAAGTGTGGTTGAAGATTTGTATGTAAAAGACTTGAGGAACTTTGAAGTTCTCCCAAGATTTCAACATCAGGTTTCCAAAGTATTACAGAAACTCCTGAGTATGTAGAGTTATTTTAAAACTCTGGAGAACTTCAAAGATTTCAATAATTTATTTAATTAATAACTTCAACCACAATTATCCTATGGAGTTTATTAATATATAACATACAAATCTCAAAAATCCCCGCCCAAAGTGTAGGGATTCTAATACAACTTCTAAGATTCAAAAGCAGGTAAGGGCACCATCTCTTTCTCCACACTTCATATTAGGCAAGATTGCTTGTAAGTTTCTAACATTAAACAGAACGAACTTAACCTCTTCAAAGCCAATGCTTACATTTCCATCAGTACTATCCAAATGGGCTTTCCCATCCTTCAAAGCTCTCTACGATTGAACCTATCAATGCAACCCAAGAAGCATTACAAATGCCTCTCATAGAGAAATAACTGTTACTTCATCCAAGCGTCTAAAGTTACATTAAACGAGCATGATACGCTGCCTGCAACAATCTCCCAATTCAACGTAGGTCTAAGAGTGTCTGCGCCCGAATTAACTTAGTTCATCTAAGAGCCGCGTCAGGCCGTCTAGCTCAAGTGTTTCTAGACCTGAAGAGCCTAGTGGATTTAAAGCGCTCCAATATTTTTCATTGCCCCCCTGCAAGTGTGAGGGGGATAAAAAATCTCTCCGCTAAATCCACTAGCCACTACAGGAGAAACACTATGGCTAAACAACCTAACACAACTCAAGATAAACTTGAGTTAATTCGTGCCAACGGAGCAGACACTCAAGACACTACTCTTGATTGGAACACCGTTGCAAAACCCGCAGCGTATCAGTTGAATGTAACTTTAGAGGATGAAGTAAGTATTCCTCTTTCAATGAGAGGCATTTGTTACAAACGCTTCTTGGGTCTGATAGGTTCTGAATGCATCGTAGAGATGAAGGATTCAGAGGGAAAGACCATCCTTGGATATGATGGAAATCCCCGTAAGCATTTTTCATCAGTTAAGTTCAGTGGAATGTTTCCCAAGAAACTTACAAGCACGAAGCTAAAGCTTCAGCCTAAAGTTATGAAGCGCTACAAGAGAGATGGTTTACCTGCATTTTAATCATCTTAGAAGTCAAAGAATCCCTGCTTTATAGCGGGGATTTTTTTATTTATATGTTATAAAAAGGTTTTGAGTTTTTTTTTATTTTTTTTTATTTTATTGTAGGATAATTTACTTGCACATAATGTTCTCCTACCGTAAAATTTTTGTTCGCCCTCAGCGGGTGAAGGACTCAAAAAATTTTACTCACTACAGGAGAACATTATGTTAGTTTTAAATTATCCTACTAAAAAAGTTTTAGCCGAGGCGGTCGGTGAGCCACTGAATTACACAGAGACTTCAATATTCGGAGAAGAATATGCTCCTAATAAAGTAATTTATGGCTCTAACCGACCTCACATCACTGGTTTTAAGCGAGAATTTTACGCTGAAGTTACTATCTCAAAAGGTTTAATCTCTAGAGTTAAGTAACTTACTAAGCTCTCTTAGTTCTTAATTGAATTAAGAGAGTTTATTTTTTTTTGCAGTGATTAGATTTATGTAGTCCGAAATTAAAAATATTTGTATTGAAGTGGACCGAAAATTTAAATAGCGTTGACCGAAAATTAAAGAGTTAAATAAATTCCTGTAGTAGTATTAGGAACAAGGATGTTCCATTTTTTATTGTAATAATCAGTAACTAAAAATTTAAACCTTCACCATATATATTAAACCAATATATATTTAGGGGGGGTTGACACTGGGTGCCAGAGTGTGCTAGGCTGAACATCACAAAAGCCACCCAACTGCCTGAAAAACAAGGAGATTGCAAGATGAGCAACAAACTAAAGGTGCCCTATAACGAAATCAACGGAGAGAAACACATCACTTTCCCATCAGGTCTAGCTAAACTGATGGCCCATCAAGAGGTAATCAACAACCCCGACAAAGTAAAAACAAAAGAACCCCTGAATGTTGCTTCTCAGATTGAGGAGTTCTTTAAAACAGGAGGTACAATTAAAGAAATCCCACCAACAGATAGGTCTATGCCTGAATGGACATGGTGGCAAGATAACTACCCTAAAAATTACAGGAGGTAACATGACTACAATTACAAGCATTAACATTTTAAATAATAAAACACAATTAACTGAACCAAAAATGGGAGACAAATTTACTTTAGATATTAATTTAAATGATGGTCAAAGAATGCACAGTGTTAGAATAGGTAGAAAGTGGATATACTTTAAAGTTACTTTTGGCGGTAAGGTTATTAAAAAATCTCTGAAAGAAGGTAAAAGAATTTTACATAATAGATATTGGAACGCTGCTAAAAACCATGCTTGGTATTGGTATTGTGTTTCAACTAAAAGAAAATCACTACCTAAAAATTGGAAGGAGGCATATTAGTATGGAAGATTTAGATCATAATACATTTGTTAAATTAATGGAGGAAATAAAATGGGTGATGTAATTGAGTTTAAAAAAATAGAAGCTAAAGATACTGAAGAGTCTGATGAAATGCTAGAAGAAATAATGAGAGCTAAGACATTGATAGCATTAATTTTAGGTAAAGCTGAAATTAGTATTATAAATGGTTCATTAGCTATGCAGAGTTTAGTAAATAAAATTATAGAAGATGAAGAATGGGATAAAGAAAAGTTTCAAATAGCAGCAGAAAATTTTGTTTTAGTTACCGAAGATGATAAGGAGTTACATTAAAATGAGTGGGGCAGATAGCAATGGATATATAGATTATGAAGGTACTCCAATACAAGAAGTGCCTGATATAAAAGAAAAAGAAGTTCGTTTTAGCAATTTAAAAAGTGCTTACGAAGCAATGAAGTATCATTATCACCCCGATTATATTTATAATGTAGAGTATAATAAAAATGATGGGGGTTATTTTATAGTGGTAGTAAAGGACGATTCAAATAAAAGGATTGGTTACTTAGAAGATTATTAATTTATACAACTGGAGAAACACCATGCAATACAACAACGTAACAACTTTAAATACAACTGCACAACAAGAAGCTAACTTGGCACTACGTGGATTAAGTTATGATGGAGCTGACTTTCCTGTAGAGTATTCACCACTTTATCTTGAAGATGGCACTCGCATTCCTAATAAATTTGCTAGTGTAAATGATGATAATGGTGTTGTATTAGGGATACACAGTGATTCTTATAAACCTTTATCACATAAAGATATGATAGATAATCAAAGAGATATTATAGCTCGGTCAGGTTTAGCTGACAGTTCTGTAATAGAAACTATAAGATTAGATGCTACAGGTAAACGATCTTTTGTTACTCATGAGTTACCTAATCATTCTATAACTACTCCCGATGGTGATAGCGCACATTTAAAATTCTTAGCCATCAATAGTTTTAATGGTTCATGGCCTTACATTACTTCAGCCGGAGCAGTACAAGGAGCTTGTTTTAATGGGCAAATATTTACTAGTAATTCTGCTACGCTATATAAATCTAGGCATAACAGACACTTAGATATTGCTCATGCTGCTGATGTAATTACTAGAGCTATCCCAATATTTATGCAACAATCAGAACTATGGCATGAGTGGTATGGTACTAGTGTAGATGATTACAAAGCATTATTAATCTTTACAGAAGTTTTAGAAAATTCTGAGCTTAAAGGTATAGTGCAACAACACATGGCTCACAGTGAATTTGGTGGAGACAGAGGACTTTTTCTAACTATCAGGGGTGAGTATTTATTTGATAGAAAAGAAATTAAACACTCAAGAAATCTTATGTATTTGTGGGACAAGTGGAACACTCATTATCGTGGTGTATTAGGTTCTAATCTTTGGGGTGTTTACAATACACTTACTGATTGGGCTACTCATGTTAGAGGTAAGTCAACAAATGTTGCAGGTATCCAACAACATAGAGGCAAGAGAATACAAAAGGTTTTAGATAATGATAGTTTAGGATTTACAATAGCAGCATAACTTGTGTGGTGGTAGTACTTTAGGGGGTGTAAAAGCCCCCTCTTTTTAAGGAAAATATTATGAAAATATATATATTAGTATTAAAGAAAGCAGATACTTATCTTCCAGATTCTTGCTATATTAATAAAGACAACGCGATTTTTATAAAAAATAAAATGAAAGAAGATTTTGATACTGAGTATGAACTTAAAGAAATGAGTATCTGTGATTCTACTTTTATTAACCAAGATGTAGATCCTTTAAGATATAAATGGGGGCAAGCCTAATGAAAACTTATATTCATGTAAACCAACACAACATTAAAGCTAATGCTAAAGGAGATAACAAAGCTGTATTAACTGTAAAGGATTACAAACAAAACAGAAAATGTAATGAAGTTAATTTTACTAACGGTAAAGTTATTTATAGTCCTGATAAACCATTATCTTGTGGTGCAAAGGTATGGATTGAAACTGAGGAGCCAGTTGAAATTATAGGAGAATGGTATGTCTGATTCTAAGTGTTCTATATGTAAAGAATGTAAAGCTGTTGTCACCACAAATGGATTGTTATGGTGTGCAAATTGTTATACACATTATCTAATAAGAACTATGAATCGTAGGAGAGTTAAGAATGTTTAAAGTACACAATCCAAAAATAAATTCTTTTGCTCAAAGAAATCCAGACAATTTCTTTTTAGTTGTTATGATGGTATCATTAAGCATACAACAAAAATGGTCATTGGTTGGTAGTATGTTGTTTGATATGTTGATAAACAAATCAAACTCTAAATATATATGGGGTAGTAAACAGTTTGCTTTTAACTATATGACAATACATAAGTATTTTATTTATGGACAAATGATGGCAGTAATAAATTCTAAAAACCTTACGCCTCATGCTCAAGCAGTATCGTTAATGAAAATCTTTCTAAAAATTCCGGGTTTAGGAATAGCCAAAGCAGGCTTTGTATGTCAACTTGTAGCGGGTTTGGTTGGATGTATGGATGTACATAACATTAAAACTTATGGTGTTGATATTAACCTGTTGAAATATAACAAGAAACTTACAGGTAAAAAAGCAAAAGAAAATAACAGACGCAGGATAGAAAAATATATTACACTGTGCCACGATTATGGTACAGAAAATCTATGGAACTCTTGGTGTTCAATGATAGCAAGTAAGTATCCTAAAGATTTTGTTGATGGCAACCATGTGTCTGAATTACATTACACTTATTTAACTGGAGAATATAATGACAACATTAAAGAATAGAAGAAATCAAATGACAGACAGAGCTTTCTTGTTTAATAGAAATAAAAAAGGAGAAGAACCAGTATTAGATAAAGAATTACTCAGTAAAAAAATTGAACAACAAACAATAGCTTATGTAAATTCTGGTGGACATATACAAAAGTGTACGCCTTTTGCATATTCAGATGACGAAAAAGAAACACTTGGTACTACGCACAGAAGAACAATTAATAACATGAGCGAGAAATTTTACAAATGAATGTACTTGGATATGTAATGTTTTTAATTATCATAGGTGTAGACATAGCTATCTATGCAATGGTCTCTATGTATTTTGATGGAACGTGGAAAAAATTAACGGAGGATATATATGATAACAAAAGAAACTTATGATGATCTTCGGTTACTTTTAGATACACTAGAAGGTATACCATTTGACAACAAGAAAAGTATATTGTATCGTGAAGCAATTAGATTACTTGTAGAAACATATGAGGAAGAAAATGCGTAGATCACCGCCCAATCAACTCAGAAATAAAAACAATCCTGTAGCAAAAAATGCTAGGAAGTTTAACAAATTTATGGTACACTCTGACAAGTATAAGGAATCAAAGAGGGGCTATAAAAAGCATAAAGGAGAAACTGACAAGGATGTTACTTAACTTATTTTTAAACCATACCTTTGGAGGTATATAGCATGGCTGTACTAAAAAATCGCCCACTAGTTTGGGCTTCAATCACTGTACCTAACACTACTTATGAACCAGTATACTCGGTTAATGTAATAGTAGATGACGCAACTGCTGCTGATTTTAAAGATCGTGGCTTCAACATTAAAGAAATGGATGAAGGTCCGGCAGTTGTAGTTAAGCGTAAGGTCAGTGGCCCTAATGGAATTACTCGTCCTGCACCAAAACTATTTGACAAGTCTAAGAATGAAATAGATGTGTCAGTTGGTAATGGTTCTATTGGTAATGTCCAGTATAAAGAATGGGAAGTTGTCCGGCAGGGTAAGACTTATAAAGGTCTTGATCTTCAGGCTGTACAAATCCTAGACTTAGTTTCCTACAACCAAGCCGGAGATGAGTTTGATGTAGAAGAATCTTTAGAAGAGGAAGATGAGCTATGAGTTTAATCCCTGAAGATTCTACAGCAATCTTTAGGACTGATGAGGGAGACTTTAATGTCTCCCTTTTTAGTGCTGAAGGTAAGTTAAAGTTTAAACTTGCACAGAAAGCTCTAAAAGAATTGAGTGATCTAAGTGATAAGGTAATGATACTTAGAGAAGCACTTCAATCTTTAAGGTCTGACATCATGGATACTGAATGCCATGAAGAAACTTTAATAGAACGTGAACGGGCTAGAGATGATAAGGGTCAGTATGTAGGTGACGATCCATCAACTCCAGATATTAATGAAGCATATAAATAAGAGGAATAAGTATGGTTACTAACGGATATAATTATCATCGTGATGAACCGCGATTAACTAAACAGAGAGATCGCATATTTAATCTTATGAAAGATGGCATGAAGCGCAGCCTCTCTGAGATTAGTTTAATTACCAACTCTCCAGAAGCATCAGCTAGTGCTGCTCTTAGAGACTTTAGAAAGAAAAAGTATGGTAGTTATTCAGTTGAAAAGGAATATGTAAGGAACGGACTATGGCTTTACTGGATTGTACTAGGCTCTCAAGCTAGAGAAGAATCAATGCAAGGTAGTTTATTAGAGGAATAAGTATGGCGTTTGCTAAATATCATTTGCCCTGCCCTGATTGTGGCGGGAGTGATCCTGTGTCTATAAATGAAGATGGATCGGGATATTGTTTTAGTTGTAAGACTAGATTTAAAAATTATGAGGAGGCTTGCGATGGCAGTATAGATTCAACTCCTATAGATATAAAACCTTATAGGAATAATACTATGAACTATGCAGAAGGAGAGTTCTTAGCCCTTACTGACCGAGGAATATCTTTAAACTCAGCCAAGACTTTCGGAGTTAAGGCCGTAAAAAACTTTGAAGGTAAGATAATTAAACACTTGTACCCTTACTATATAGCGAATGAAATTGTGGGCTATAAAGTTAGAGAGCAAAACAAGATGTTTACATGGAAGGGAACGGGCCAAGGGAGTGGCCTCTTTGGTGAGCAGTTATGTAGATCGTCAGGTGGGAAATATATTACTATTGTAGAGGGTGAGTGTGATGCTATGGCTGCTTATGAACTGTTAGGTTCTAAGTGGCCTGTAGTTTCTATTAAGAACGGTGCGTCTGGTGCAGTCAAAGATGTTAAACAATCTTTAGAATTTCTTGAGCAGTATGAAACTGTAGTTATAAACTTTGATAATGATAAACCCGGAAGAGAAGCAGCTAAGAAAGTAGCTACTTTATTAACTCCGGGCAAAGCAAAGATACTACATCTTTCAGAAGAGTTTAAAGATGCTAATGATATGCTCCGTAAAGGATCGGCTCATGCTTATACCGCTGCTTGGTGGAACGCTAGAATTTATACGCCTAGTGGAGTGGTCAATGCTAAAGACTTAAAGGAAAAGTATTTTAACAGGGAGAAAAAAGAGTCAGTACCTTTTCCTTGGGAGGGTTTAAATAAAAAGCTATACGGACTCAGAGCCGGAGAGTTAATTACTTTAACTGGTGGTACTGGGCTAGGTAAATCTAGTATTACAAGAGAGCTAGAGCATTGGTTAATAACTCACACTCAAGATAACGTAGGCATTGTAGCCCTTGAAGAACATGATATGAGAACCCTTGATTGTCTAATGTCAATAGAGGCAAACGACAGATTATATGTAGACCATATCAGAGAAGGCTACGATAAAAGTTATTTAGATGAAGTCTATAGTAAGATATATGACAATGGTAGAGTATGGATTCACGCACACTTTGGATCAAATGACATAGATGAAATCTTTAGTAAGATTAGATTTATGATTATTGGTTGCGACTGTAAGTGGATTATAGTTGACCACCTTCATATGCTTGTATCAGCGACAACAGAAGGAGATGAACGTAGAACTATAGATAGTATTATGACTAGGCTACGATCTATTGTTGAAGAAACAGGGGCAGGGATGGTACTAGTGTCTCACCTTCGTAGAGTAGAGGGTAACAGGGGGCATGAGAATGGTGTTACTGTAGGGTTAAATCATCTTAGAGGTTCTCAATCTATTGCTCAGCTATCTGATTGTGTTATAGCTTTAGAACGTAACCAACAATCTGAAGACCCTACAGATGCACAAACAACTCATATGCGTGTACTTAAATCTAGATATACTGGTGATGTGGGTATGGCAACTCATTTGCTATATGATCAAGATACTGGTAGACTTAAAGAATTAGATGCCGCAGACTTTGAGGATGATGGAGAAGAACTATGAGTTCTCTAGTATTTGATATAGAAACTGATGATCTTAAAGCTACTAAGATTTGGTGTCTTAGTACTTGTGATGTCCAAACAGAAGAACTTAATTCTTATTATGGAGATACATTACAAGAAGGCATTAAGAAATTGCAGGGTGCAGATAAATTAATTGGTCACAACATAATTGGTTTTGATATACCTGTGATACATAAACTTACGGGAGTTGATTTATCTTCTAAGAAATTAGTAGATACTTTAGTCCTTTCGCGTTTGTTTAATCCAGTGAGAGAAGGTAATCATGGTCTTGAATCTTGGGGATTTAGATTAGACTTTCCTAAGATAGAGTTTACAGACTATGGTAACTTCTCACAGGAGATGGTGACATATTGTGAGAGAGATGTACTACTTAACAAGAGAGTGTATGATGCTCTAAGTAAAGAGAAGCATGGTTTCTCTAGGGAATCTATAGAACTAGAGCAAAGCATTGCGGGTATCTTAAATAAGCAGAGAGAAAAAGGTTTCTTATTAAATGTTAAGTTTGCCTCTCTCCTGCTTGCTACATTAAAAGATAGATTAGACTCTACAGTTGCAGAGGTACATAAAGAGTTCAAGCCAGAAGAACATACTTTAATTCTTTATCCTACTAAGACTAGTGCGGGTAAGTTATCTAAGATGGCCGTAGATGCTAACGGTGTTAAGTACAGATTAAACTCTGATGAGTACGATGTTTTAAATGAGCAGGATCAGATAGCAAGGAGAAGCAGAACAGAGTTTAACTTAGGCTCCCGCAAACAGATAGGTGAGTACTTACAAAAGTTTGGTTGGAAGCCTACCAAGTTTACACCTACTGGTCAGCCTATTGTAGATGAATCAACTCTTAAAAAGATTGACAGTATACCGCAAGCAAAACTTATTGCTAACTATCTTATGTACCAAAAGCGTATAGCTCAGATAAAATCTTGGTTAGATAGTGTAGATAATCAAGACAGAGTACATGGTTTTGTTAATCACAACGGTACAATTACGGGTCGTATGACCCATAGAGAACCTAACTTAGCCCAAGTTCCTAGCTCTAACTCACCTTATGGTAAGGATTGTAGAGCTTGTTGGACAGTTCCCAAAGGTTATAATCTAGTAGGTATAGATGCTTCTGGTCTAGAGTTAAGGATGCTTTCACATTACATGAACGATAAGGAGTTTACAAATGAAATTTTGCACGGAGACATACACTCCGCTAATCAAAAAATTGCAGGACTTAAATCTAGAAATCAGGCTAAAACTTTCATATATGCCTTCATCTACGGAGCGGGAAATGAAAAGCTTGGAAGTGTGGTTGGAGGAGGCAAACAAGATGGTCAACGACTTAAACAACGCTTCCTTGCTAATCTCCCATCACTTAGAAATCTTAAAGATAGAGTTACAAGAGCAGCGTCCAAGGGATATATCAAGGGATTAGATGGTAGAAAGATATACATTAGATCAGCACACTCAGCCCTTAATGCTTTACTACAGGGCGGTGGTAGTATAGTTATGAAGAAAGCACTAGAGCTTTTGAATGATTATATTATAGAGCATGATCTAGACGCACACTTTGTTGCTAACATCCATGATGAATGGCAGATAGAAGTAGTAAAGAAAGATGCCAAGAAAGTGGGTGAGCTAGGTGTATTGGCTATACAAAATGCAGGGCTAGAGTTTAATACAAAATGTCCTTTAGATGGTGAGTATCATATAGGAGATAACTGGAGTGAAACACATTAACAAATATGGGAAATACGAATACACAGTTTGGGGTGAAGAATATGGATGTGATGACACTTGGTTTCCGGTTGATGTTATAACAACCAAAAGTGTAAGGAATGCTATATGGGGGTATGATGCTGCACAGCAAGACCCTGCCCTAAGAAAAGTTAAGTTAGAGTTTTGTATTATAAAGGATAAGAAAAAAGACAAGTACCCTATTTATAATTTATGTATTTGGACGGGTGAAGAAACTTTTTCTCACAACTATGGAGACATCCATTAATGAAACACATTAAACATTCTAATAGTAGGGTTGGGGATTTATCAGAATTTTATGCTGTTACTTGGCTGTGGGATAATGGTTATGAAGTTTTCCTTAATGCAGGTACTCAAGGGCCAATAGATTTAATTGCTTATAAGGATGGAAATGCTACACTAATAGATGTAAAAACAGAATCACATGATCCCCGCAAAGAGGGGAATTATTATTGTACTCATCAAGTAAGAACTGAATTACAAAAAGAACTAGGAGTAAAACTATTAGGATATAATCCTGCTACTAGACAACTTAGATTTGTGGAGCATAGAAATGAAAAATCTGATTGAAGATATATACAAAACCATAGAGCCTTTATCAGACGGCCAAGCCTTAGACATATCTGAACAACAGATAGAAGACTTCGGTGAGGCTATGAAAGATGTCATGCGTTCTTGGGCTAATCCAACTAAAAGAGATTCTAACTTTTCTATAAGGATGTCTAATGTTGGTAAGGGTACAAGGCGCTTATGGTTTGATAACAAATATAAAAACAAACAGTCTGAATCTAAACCTAATCCTCCTACTCAAATTAAATTTTTGTATGGTCATATGCTAGAAGAACTAGTAAAACTTTTTGTAACTATATCTGGTCACGACTTAACTGGAGAACAAAAAGAAGTTGTAGTAGATAGTGTATCAGGCCACATAGATTGTATCATTGACAATGAAGTTGTTGATATTAAAACTGCATCGGGCTTTGCCTTTAGTAAATTTAAAAACGGAACACTCAGAGATGATGATCCCTTCGGTTACTTGGGGCAACTTGCAGGGTATGAAGAGTCTGAAGGTACAAGCAACGGTGGTTTATTAGTTATCAATAAAGAAAACGGTGAGCTATGTTTCTACCAACCAGAGGATTTAGATAAACCAAACATCAGAAGTAAGATAAAGAATATAAACAAAGCTCTTAAAAAGAATACGCCTCCGGCTGACCTCTGTTTTAAACCTGTAGCTGATGGTACAAAGGGCAATGAAAAGATACATAAGAACTGTGCTTGGTGTCCTTATAAGTTTGAATGCTTTAAAGACTCTAATAACGGTAAAGGATTACGGGTGTTTCAATATTCTAAGGGCTATGCCTTCTTGACTAAAGTAGTAGCAGAGCCTAAAGTACAGGAGGTAGATCATGAATTCCAAGCTTTGCAAGCAGATACGGAAACAATCTAAGACTGTTCTAGTTGAATGGTTTAAAACTTTAGTATCTAAAAAAGAATCAGAAAATATAAATGAAAGTAATATACTCTCATATCTTTCTAGTCAAACTCATGTCTTTGCTAACAATCAAATATTTTTAAGTGCCTACTCTTTTAAGTGGACAGTTAAAAAAATAAAAACTTTAATTAGAAAGACTAACATGGACGTTACTACAGTGAGGTTAAAGGACATTGAATAAAAAAATTCGCAAGGGATTTAGAAAGCCTAGAATTAAACGGCCTAAAGAAAAGAACGTACCTCCTAGCTATGATTCTAATTGGGAACATGAGCTTCACAATGGGCTGTTAAAACAATGGAATCATCATACTAAAGAAATAGCTTATATAATTGAACACGTTTATGAGCCTGACTTTGTTAGAATTATGGGCAATAAAATAATTTTGTTAGAAGCTAAAGGAAGGTTCTGGGACTTTGCCGAATACAGTAAATATATATGGGTTAAAAAAGCATTGCCTCCTAATACAGAATTAGTTTTTTTGTTTGCCAATCCTTCTGCTCCTATGCCACAAGCTAAGAGAAGAAAGGATGGTACAAAAAGAAGTCATGGAGAATGGGCATCAGCAAATGGATTTGCATGGTACAGTGAAGACTCTTTACCAAGTGAATGGGTAGATATAAACTATCGTAAAGATAATACTTTAAACATTGAGAGTGAGTAGGAGACACTATGAGTATTGATAATGCAACACCAGAAGAATGGGATAGGGTACACCAACAATTAAAGAACCAAAGTAGTAATGTTTCTAGTCCGGCACATTACAACAAAGGCAATATAGAATGTATTGATGCTATTGAAGCAGCCTCAACTAAAGAAGAGTTTGAAGGTTACTTGCGTAATAATGTGTTAAAATATGTATGGCGATTTAGATACAAAGATAATGTAACAGATTTACGAAAGGCCCGATGGTACTTAGACAAACTTATTTCTAAGGTAACGGAAAATGTGGGATCGTAAATTAGAAAGAACCGAAAGATATAACAGAAAAAAGAAACAAGAAAAACCTAAGCCTAAAAAACAAAAAGTTAAACGTAAGGAGAAGCAAGTCAATGACTGAGAAGATTGGTGTTCAGCCATATTTAGGTATTCATATTAACTATGAAAAAGAAAACTTATTAAATTCTTTTTCTAAAGAAACTATAACAGACAGATATTTATGGGAAGGTGAAACTCATGCTCAACAAGCTTTTGCTAGGGCCGCTATTTTTGGTGCAACTTATAAAGGACATACTGATTTTAATCTTGGACAGAGACTTTACGAGTACGCTAGTAATCATTGGTTTAGCTTCAGTACTCCTATACTTTCTAATGGGGGTACAAGTAGGGGTTTACCTATCAGTTGTTTTCTTAATTATGTACCTGACTCTAGGGATGGTTTATCTGCTCACTATGATGAGAACATTTGGCTTGCAAGTGGAGGTGGAGGCATCGGTGGACATTGGGGTGATATTCGCAGCAATGGCGTGGATACTTCTAACGGTAGCCGCAGTACTGGATCAATACCCTTTATGCACGTTGTAGACTCTCAGATGTTGGCCTTTAACCAAGGCGTAACTAGAAGAGGAAGCTATGCCGCTTATATAAATATATCACACCCCGAAGTAGAAGAGTTTATTAATATGCGTAAGACTACGGGCGGTGATTTAAATAGGAAGTGTTTGAATCTACACAATGCAATTAATATTACTAATGAATTTTTAAATGCTGTAGCAGAAGATGATGAGTGGAGATTGATAGACCCTAAAACTAATACAGCAGTAAAGATTGTACAAGCAAGAGATTTATGGTTTCAAATAATACAGACCCGAATGGAAACTGGTGAGCCTTATTTAATTAACATAGATAATTGTAATGCTGCTCTGCCAGAGGAACAAAAGAAACTAGGCTTAACAATAAAGCAAAGTAATTTATGTTCTGAAATAACTTTGCCAACTGATGAAAATAGAACAGCGGTTTGCTGTTTATCTAGTGTGAACCTAGAATACTTTAATGAGTGGTCTAAAGAAGATAACTTTATATCTGATTTAATTACTATGCTAGATAATGTACTAGAAAACTTTATTGATTTAGTTGGTGATAAGCCCGGATATTCTAAAGCAGCCTACTCAGCTATGCGAGAAAGGTCTATTGGTTTAGGGGCAATGGGTTTCCATAGTTACTTACAAAAGAATAACATACCTTTTGAAAGTATGTATGCTGCAAGTTTTAACAACAAAGCTTTTTCTTTTATAAAAGACAGAGCCGACAAAGCCACAAGACAACTAGGAGAAGAACGGGGTGAGGCTCCCGACATGAAAGGTAGTGGTAAACGCAACGCACATCTTCTTGCCGTAGCTCCTAACGCTTCTAGTTCTATTATATGTGGTGCTACTAGCCCCTCTATAGAACCTAATAGAGCTAATGTCTATACACACAAGACATTATCTGGCAGCTTTAAAGTTAGAAACAAATATCTTGATGATTTATTATATGAGCTTGTTCCTACTGGAAAAAAACGAGAAGAGATATGGAAAGATATAGCAGCAAATGAAGGTTCAGTGCAGCACCTAGATATTTTATCTGATGAACAAAAGAAAATATTTAAAACAGCACCAGAGATAAATCAAATATGGATTATAGAACACGCTGCTATGCGTCAAGAGTATATATGTCAAAGTCAAAGTGTTAATTTATTTTTTAAATCTCCACCTATAGAAGCAGACCAAGAAACTCACAACAATTTCTTACAGTATTTAAACGATATACATTGGGCGGGTATACATAGACTTAAATCTTTATACTACTTACGTTCTAACGCTGCCCGTAGTACAGAGAATGTTAATATTAAAATACCTAAAATTAATTTAGAGGAAGAGGGGTGTATAAGTTGTGAAGGATAAACCAAATAATCCGCACCATGATGCACTATTAGGTTGTATCATGCAGGTTGAGTGGGAAGATGCTTGGATAGATACTGAGGATCATCTCATATCTGATGCTAGAAAATTAAAACCTGTGCTTAGATCAAGCGTAGGTTATTTAGTAGCGGATAATGATAATGAAATTATATTATGTACTGATCGTTACCACAGCAAAAAGGATGAAGAGTATGTTAATGCTGTCATGGTAATTCCAAAAGGAATGGTTACAAGATATTGGGAAATTATAGCAGAGATAGGAGCAGAGTTTAATGTACTTAATAATAGCTAGTTATATTTCTGTATTCGTTAAAGCATTTCAACAACGCAATGTTGCGTTTAATAATTATTTATTTGTACCTGTATTTAGTTTGGCTATGGCCTTTACAGAAGTATATATAATTATTAACATAGTAAAACTAGGGGCTAGTTGGGACTTAGTGTGGAAGCTTGCAACCGGAGCAGTCTTAGGGTGTTGGTCTGCTATGTACTTACACAACAAATTAACTAATGCAAAAAATGATTTTGAATCAATAACTAATTTAATGAAGGAATCTAAATGAGCTTATTAGGAACAAGAGATTATTATAAACCTTTTGATTACCCGTGGATGTTTGATTACTACGTGCAGCAGAATCAAATGATATGGTTGCCGGAAGATGTACCCCTGCACAATGATGTTAAAGATTGGCAGGACATGGATGAGTCTGAAAAGAATTTATTGACTCAGATATTTAGACTCTTTACGCAGTCTGATGTGGATGTAGCGTCTTGTTATATAGATAAATACATGAGGGCTTTTAAGAAACCAGAAGCTAGAATGATGATGTCTTCTTTTGCGAACATGGAATCAATACATCAACACGCTTACAGCTTGTTATTAGATACTGTAAATATGCCTGATACAGAGTACAAAGCTTTTTCTGAATATGAAGCTATGGCCGACAAGCACGACTACATTAACGCGGTGCCCTTTAAAGTATCTAACAAAGAAAGCATAGCTAAAAACTTAGCAATCTATTCAGGCTTTACTGAGGGACTACAACTCTTTAGCAGCTTTGCAATTCTTTTAAACTTCCCGCGCTTTGGTAAGATGAAAGGCATGGGACAGATAGTAACTTACAGTATAAGAGATGAGTCGTTACACGTTGAAGCAATGACTAATCTCTTTAGAGAATTTATGAAAGAGAATATACATCTTTGGACAGATGATTTTAAGAAAGAAATATACCAAGCTTGCAGAGAAATGGTTAAGTTAGAAGATAAGTTTTTAGATTTAGTATTTGAAATGGGAGACATTCAAGGACTTACTAAGTCTGAAATGAAGGAGTATATTAGATATATAGCAGACAGGCGTTTACTACAACTAGGTTTAAAACCTAATTTTGAAGTAAAAGATAACCCGCTTGTTTGGTTAGATGATGTACTAGGAGTAGAGCATCAAAACTTTTTTGAAGGGAGAGCTACTACTTATATGAAAGGAGGCATCAAAGGTAATATAGAAACTGTTCAATTTAAAAGTCTGCGTTTAGAAGACTAAGGAGGTAGTATGAACAATAAAAAAGAAGGGAATCTTGTTTCGTTTAGAATATTTATTGCAAGAGATGGGAATATAATATCTGAATTTAAACACTTACCAGTAAAGGAAATAGAAAAAATATTTAATAAAGATTACATACCTATTATTAATAAAATAGTTAAAGAAGGGTGCTTTAAACTAGAAGACTTGCATACTTATATAGAAAAGGAAGTGCAAAGTTTATCTTAATGCTCTATCGTTGTGTCAAATGTGCCGTCAAAAATTTCATCAGCTTTAGTCATAGCCATATATTGATATTCAAATATACTTCTGTATGTTTCAAAGTCTACTATCTCTATTTCTTTTGAGGCGTGTACCCGCGCATATACTTGATACGCTGCACCTAATTGTTCTTCTGTATATAAAGCTAACATATATTCACCTTCTATATTAATTAAATAGTTGTTCCGCAGCGCAGTAGTCTAAGCTTCTACAAGTCCTAACATTCAACATAAAAATATCTTGATCAATCCAGTTAAATTGAGGGTACTCTTGTAAGTGTAAGGACATTCCACTAGGCGCTCCGAAGTTGCTACAGCCTGTCAGTAGTAAAGCTGTAAGTATTAAATGTTTCATTGAGCTACTAACCTCTTGTTGTTTCTCTCAGTTATAAGTTCTTGATACTTCTCTTCATCAAGATGTGTTACTGCTATCCATGCGTGAGTCATCTCATCCCCTGTCCTACTACCTCCTACAACCCACATATCAGGATCAGGATTGTTAGGGTTGTTTGCTGTGTTGTCATACCATTGTTTTAAAACTAACACTGCTCCTGTTGGTAGTAGTGGGGCATAGTCTGGATCATACAAATGACTGTGATGCCACGTTGCACTCCAGTTAGATACCTGACTGATCTGCTCTGTTCTCCCAGTATCGGGGTAGAATATCTCAAAGCTTGCTGCATTCATTCTTAAATGTCCATGTGGTTGCCATGAGTCTATACGAACTGGGTGATCAAAGGAGTGAAAGCCTTGTGTCATAGAATAACCATTGGGCGGGATAACAATATCAGCTTGATCGCTAATCCTGTATAGTCTCAGGTCTTGTTCGTAAGCAAGTTCTTGGGATTCCTCTGGAGAATACAACCACAGCCCTATCTCTACTACATTATCTTTAATAATAGTTCCGGGGGCTATAGCTCCAAGACCTCCGGGGAACATATGAATGTCCCAAGCTATCTCTGCGTTAGCAGGTATGGTTCTACACACCCCCTCTGGTACTATTTCACCCCACTTACCCATAGCGTATTCAGTGAGCATACCGTACCTCTCGCCTTCTAAAGTAACAGTACTGTTAGCGTGGTGAACCACACTCTTAGCCTCTCCTCTTGGCTTAACTTGGATGGCTTTAATGCACCTGTCCTCAGTTAGTCCACTGGCTACATTATGTTTGTGCCAGAGATCGTTTCCTGTAGCCGGAATATCTATTGGAGTAGATGGTATAACCAACGTAGGCTCTCCAAAGTTTTCGTAGAAGTTCCACTGATCGGGGTCTGAGAGGCTCGGAGGCTGCACTACAACGTCAGTATCTCCGTACTCTGATCCTGTATTAACCCACTCTACTATCGTGTCTATATCGGCCTGAGAGAGCCTCCAATCACCATGTAATTCCTGTATGCCAATGCCTTCATCATAAGCATAGGGCGGCATTTCTCTGTTAGCTACTTTAAGCTGAATCAAAGGACTCCACGGGCGAACCTGTTCGTAGTTTTCAAACTGCATTGGGCCTATACCGCCTTCGCGGTGACAGACAACACAGTTGTTATTAATAATAGAAGCTACATCATCTACATAAGTAGGTTCATTTGAATATACTTTACTAGCTGATACCAGTAGTGCAGTAGCTATTATTAAACCAAGTAATGTTTTCATTTACAGTTGCTCCTATGTAAGCTGCCTAGTAATTTACCGCCTTTATTGCGTTCAATCCTACCAGTATATAATGGGCCTAATGTTTCTTGTGTTCCTACGGCTTTTAAATCTTCTGAATTAAAAATAAAATCTTGCCCTCGCACTAGAGGTAAGCCTAGATTTAATTTTAAATCTGTTCTTTGTTTACTTCTAATCATTTCTTGTAAAGCTGCGGATTCAGTTAGTCCTTGTTGTTCTAAATAAAAACCTCTTGAATTATTAAAAGAATCTACAGAACTATCTATTGGATTTTCTGCCGCTTGTCCAAATTTTTCACCTTCTTTTAATTGAAGAAGCCCTCTCATAGCAGGATTAGTACCATATCTGAAAGATAAAAGACCGTGGTTGACCGCATTAAAAAGTTCGTCAACATTTCCTTTAGTAAACCCATAATCATCTACTGGTACAGCGTGTTCTTCTTTAAGTATTCCTTCTGCTACTGCATCATTAATAGCTTTAGCTGCATCTCTTTCATTAAGACGTTGTTCTCTTGCACCTATTCCAACTGCTCTAGCTCCTGCTTCTATTGCTTCTTGTCTATAGCCTTCTTTATAATAGTTTATAGCATCTTTTGTATTAAGTAAAAATCTTAAACTTCTAACAATTCTGTTTCCTAAACCGCCTTTAAGAATTCCACCGTCTTTGTATTGCTTTCTGATTGAGCCGCCTGTGGCTGAAAATAGATTTCGCATTAGGTCTTCTTTAGTAGCATCTGGATTATAGTTTGCATAAATTGATTTTACTTTATCTGGGCCTAAAGGTATGATCTGAGTTTGGGGAGTTATATCAGCAGCTTTGCTAACATCTTCAACATTAATAAATTCTATATATCCATAGCCTTGTTTTTTTGCTTCCTTCCAAATTTCTTTTATCATATCAGACTTTTTAGTTACAGGGGTTTTAATATTTAATTGATCCATAGCATCCTGTATAAACCATTTTCCCCACGGCATAGCCTTGTTGTCTGGAGATTTATAAGTAGAGGGTGCCCATTTATCTATTTTTAATTTTAATCCCGGTCCCTTTAAAAACATAGGAAGTATTTCGGGGGTTGTCCAGTAGTCTTTTTTAATTTTTCTTCCTGCTGCTCTGTCGGCTGCTTCAGCTTTACTGTTCCATTTTTTTTGTGCATAAAAAGAAGATATATCTGCATCAGTACCTAAATAGACCATATGATTTTCGGGACTAATATCATCCATGTAATTATCTAGAAAATATTTTTCATCAAAAGTTATTCCGTCTGTAGCCCATCGCTCACCAGCAGCGTGATACACTATGCGCTCAGTATCCATTCCCGCTTCTTTTGCTTTCTTTATTAAAGCTGTACCTCCTTGTATAAGATTTTCTGGCCCTCCTGTTTTAATGTTTTTACTTACAATTTCTAGTACACTATCATCATAAAAAGAATATTCTTCATTTCCTCCAAGACTTAATCCTTCTAAAGAAGTTTCCCTTAAATCTCTTTTTGCAGCTTTAATTCCATAGTTTTTAAAAATATCTTCTGCTTTTAAATCTTTATCTTCTAAGTTTCTTTTTAAAATATAAAATATTCTTTTACTATCTTTGTCTTTATCTGACAACTGAATATCATAGTCTTTTGCTATAGCATCTATTCTAGTCTGCACAGGAGTCGGTTGATCGGCAAACTTTGTACCTGTTCTAATTATTTCATCCTCATTTATATGTGCTTCTAATTCATATAAAGTAGGAGTAGAAGAACCTCTAGCAGTTCTTTCTTCTAAAAGAGCTTTTTCTGATAAACCTACAGAACGGTTGGGTGTTGCATCAAGATATGACTCAGCTATTTTTTTATCTTTTGTTGCAGCTACTCCTCTGCCTAATTGAAGAGCATTAGAATCAATAGATTTACTAGCTTTTAAAGTAGGAACACTATGTGGAGAACCGTGCCATAAACCTTTTATTATATTAGCACCTGTTCTAGCTAACGTACCTGCCATATATTTTTGACGAGAAATATATCCACCTTCATTTTTATATATAGGCAAAGTAAATTCTTTTTCAGGTAATACTATAGTTAAGTATCCTTTATCGTCCCAACGAGTAGTAGCTCCTATTTTTTTTGCAATTTTTTGTACTTGTGGAGCTACTGTATCTTCATAATATTCTTGAATATGATAACTTCTTTGCATATGACCTTTTGATCTATTAGGCTTAACCTTCCATTCTTTATAAGCCGGGACACCCATATATTTTCTACTTTCTGGAGTATCTCTACCAATCAAAAAACTAATTTCGGGAAGCCCTCTTTCTTTTGTTTCAGCTATCATTCTATTTATTATATTTTGAGAAACATCTATTTCAGGTATAACTTTTGATATATTAATTGCATTAAGAGTATCTTGTACTTTATCTGTTATTTTATTTTTTAAAATATTTTGGGACTCAAATTTTGATATATAATTTTTTATATCTTTATTTATTCCACGTTGGGGTAAATATTTTGTTTTTTCTATATAAGATTTTAAATCGGCTATAAGATCACTTTCTTTTACAAAACTTTCTAAATTTAAGTCATATTGCACGAATAATGTATCTAAGTGATAAAGCTTTTCATCTTCCAAAGCAAATTCTTTAATGTTTTTACGCATACTTGCAGCTTCTTTATATAAAGCATTTAAGTTTTTTACATCTATACCTAGTTGTTTGCCTTGTTCTTTTGAAAATTTAATATCTTTTTTATTAACATTAAATGAATCTAACAATACATTATACACATTATCATTAGATTTTTTCTTCCACTTCGTTGGCTCAAACACAATATCATATAAGGCCAACCTAGTTTTTCTACCTATTGCTAAATCACTTTGCATTTCAAAAACTCTAAGAGCGGGATCAATCTCATCAAATCTTACATGATAACTATAAGGATCGTCTTTATATCCCGCTTTAATAGCCGCACTACCCTTTGGCAAATTAAGAACAAAATGTTTAGATTCAGCACCTATTTGCTTGCCTCTAGGATCACGAAATATTCTAGTTTCTAATGTTAAATCATTAACATCTAGGGGAGTATATTCGTCAAAAAATGCGCCTTCTTCATTTATTATTAAATCTGCCTCAAGCTGTTTGCCATCATAAGGAATTCCTCGTTCGGCAAGCTCAGCATCAAATTCTAATTTTTCTAATGCTGTATTATGTTCTAATAAAGTTTCTTTTGCAGTTACAAAGTTAGAATCAATTAAAGGTTTATCCATTCTAGCTTTATCTATAGCTCTTAAACCATCAGGAGTATAAGCTAGATTACCTGATCTAGTAACTACAGTCCTAATTTGAGCGGCTGCTTCTTCGGATTCTTGTGTTGGTGAATGCCATGCATTACCGTCTTCATCAATACCTGCCGCCTCTATTTCATCTTTCCGAACACCTCTGTTTTGTAATCTTTTTACTAACCTATTAATAGGAATATTTTCACCTTTATCTGCTAATTCACCAAGAGCTTCTGATAGTTTAGATTTTAAAACCGGAGCCGCCTTTGAAACTATTGTTCCTAATGCAAAACCTTGGCGATCTTCTTCGTCTATAAAAGCTCCTCCCGCTTGTACATCATATGGAAGTCCTGTCATTCTATCTATACGTTCATCAGGTTCTTCAGTAACTTGTGGTACATTATAAACTTCACCGCCTTTTTCCCAGTTTTTTCTAGAAACTACATCTTGTTCTGGAGTAGTAGATTTTTGAAAAAAAGTATCTCCGGCCCGTAACATTTCTCTATACTTATCAGGCCAATCTTCAGTGGCTTCAGTAGCACCAAAAATTGCATTAAAAGCTCCGTAGCCCGGAATTTTTTGTCCTAGTATAGAAAATACATCTGCACTAACTCCCAGTTTATAAGCATCACCCCAAAGCGGTCCAAACCCTGTCATATAAGCAGTAGGACTTTGATAAATTTCAGCAGCCGTTCTACCTCTTGTAAACATATCAGCAGGTAAACCATTAAATCCTGCTCTAGCCAAAGCACCACCAATTACTTCATGGGGTTTACCCTCCAAAGATTCGCCTTGAGTTCTAGCAGCATTAGTAAACATAGCTACTGCTGTCATAATTCCTACAGCAGGAATATGTTGAGTTAAAGCAGTCTCAGGATTTCTAGCTATTTGTCTAGCCATATTTTTCATAACTGTATTAGTAAAAGCTGCGGGGTAACCTAATAGTTGACCGAGGATTGCAGTTTTTGGATTTGACATATACATAGGTTTTATACCTGACTGTGCGCTAGGATTTAAAATAACTTCATTAGTATATGTATTTGCTCCTTCTTTAAGTTTTCTGTAAAAATCGTCTTCTATATTAGCTCCTTTATTTAGCCAAGATACACCTTCATTATAATTTATACCAAGATCAGCTAGTTCATCTATTTGTCTTTGTACTCTTCTAGATATTTTACCTGTTTGTATTAAAGGCATATGTGAAGCAATGCTTTCTAAATTTTCTGCTATTAATCTTTTTCCAATAATATATGAAGCTGTTTGAACTCCTTTAGTCCATTGGTCTAAAAGTGTAAACCTAAAAAATTTATTACTAACATTTCTCATTCTAGGACTAGATAGTGCATCACCTCCTAATCTATCTGCGTAGTCAGCAAAAGCTTGATCTAAAGCCGTACCCATTTGATTGAGTTCGTGCATTGCTTCTTTACTAGTCATATTAAAAGATTTTTGAAGACCGTTTAAAGAATCATCAAACATTTTTTTAGAACCACTAAATATAGCATCTCTGTATCCTGCGAAAGATGTTTTAACACCTGCTTTAGAAATGTTAATAAATATTTCTGAAAGACTTGATAGTGTTGATAAGGGTAATAAAGCCATTCTATTAAATAACATATATGAATCTGCTGCCGTGCCTTTCCACCCCTTATATCTATCTAAACCTTCTCCAGTAACATTTTGATATACATCAGTCATGTCTTTCTTTGCTTGGTTTATTAATTCTGTTGTAGCTCCATTAGCTCTCATTTCTTTTTCTAAAGCCGGAAACCAAGTAGTATTAAAATCTTCTATATTTCTTACACCAAATACGGTATCTTTTGCTATAGCTTTAGCAGTAGAACGATGATAACTAAGCATTACATTATTTAAATCGTTATCTAAATATTTAGTAAAGGCAGTTTCATCTTTTAATTCTAATTGTCTTCTAGCAAAAAAACTATTCATGCCTGTACCAGAATCATTACCAAATTGAAATTTAATATCTAATAATTCTTCCCATACTTTTTCTGCTTTTTCTTTATTAGTAAGCTGCCGTCTAATTATATTTCCATTGGCATCAATAGTTTCTTCTAAATCTACGTGTTGTTTCCAATTAACATTCTTTTCAAGAAGACTAATAAAATCTTCTTTATTATTTTCTATTTCTGATCTTTTCCATAATCTAGGTAGGTAATTATCTATTAAATTATTTACTAATCCTTTTCCTTGTGATTCATCACCCATTTCTTTTAGTTGACTTCTACCAAATTTAACTATATTAAATAAAGATTTTCTTACATCTTTACCTAAATGTTGTGTTTCTCTAGCTAAAGTTTTTATATCATTAGTTCTAATAGCATTAGAAAGTAAAGTATCTATTTCTTCTTTATATCCACCTTTAAGAGTTGTTTCAGCAATAGGATCATAAATAGCTTTCCAAGCCATTCCAAGTCTACCAAATTCTATATTAAATACATTACCATAATCATTTGTATCTCTTACTATAGACTCTCCTCTTTTCCAAGAATTAGATACAGCAGATACAATTCTTTCTTGAAAAGAATTTATAACATTAGGGCTAAGACCCTGATACTTATTAAAAATACCAGTAACTTTTCCTGTTAAATATCTAGCATTAAAGTCAGAAGTTTTATCTAAAACTTTTCTTAGTATAGAACTTTCTCTAGCTATATTAGTTATACCTCTGGTAGCATTAGCTTCTTGTATAGCATCTGTTAAAATTTCAGAAGTTCTTTGTCCTCCACCAGTTTTAGCAGCTAGTTGGTCGGCAAGACTGCCTATTTGTGCATCGTCTAAATCTATAGTTTGAGTTACTTTTACTTTTTGACCTTTTAAAACTTTTGTTGCAGTTTTTTCTGCATCTTTCATATAAGTATTTTTAACAAAAGTTATAGCTGTTTGAATTTCAGAATTTTTTAATCCATATTGTTCAAACAATTTTAATACTTCAGGATCAATATCATTAATTTGTAAAGTTCTTTGTTTAGTAGCAAAGTTTAAACCTTGCTTTACTTCGTCAGGTGTAAGTTTTTTAAAAATAGTATCTTTAATTGCCAGTATTATATTAGCTATTCTTACATCATCGTATTGATTGCCTAATTCTTTTTTTAAATTTTTTAATAATGTTAAATTTACTTCAGGATTTCCTTGCCTATCGTAATATTGTTTACCTCTTCTATCAGTTTTTAATTCAACTTTATTAAATAATCCTGATACAAGCGTTTCTGCTTCTTGTTCAGCAGTACTACTAGCACTTGAATTAATTGAAGAATTTGGAGGAGGCAATACTGTGGGGGTAGTACTTTGTCCAGTTTCAGCTACATTAGTTGTACGTCTAGAAAATAATTTACTTGCACCATAACCTAAACTACCTCCAAGCCCAATACCTAATCCTACAGACAAGGCAAAGTCCCCATCACTAAAAGCATCTTGTAATCCAGTAGTTATATTTATATCTTGTCTATTAGCATTTTCTACGCCTGTCCAAATACCGCCTTCAAATGCTGCGGATACGCCTGTAACTGTTGGAGATAAAGAATCTGCATTAGCCGCTGCAATATTATTTAAAGTCTTTTTAACATTTTGTTTACCTGCTTGACTTGTTAAAACTCTAGTTGCTGCGCCTGTAGAAGTCCTAGCAACAGCACTACCTAAACCCGGAGCTACCAATGCAAAAGCTAAATTAATAGGATCAGCAAACATATCTACACCTCTATCAAAAGTAGCTTTTAACATTTCGCCAAAACTACCTGCTTTAGAAGCTTCAAAATTATCTCTAAGATATCTATATGTTTGTTTAATTTCTTCAGGAGCCTCTCTTAAAACTCTAGCTCTATCAATTACTGTAAGTAAACGGCCTTCTTCATCTCTAAGTGTTTCAAAAATATCGTTAGATATTGCACCACCTGTTAATTTTTCTGCCATCCCTTCTTGTTCTGATAAGTAACTAAGAAACTTTTCGGCTTCTGCTTGATAACGTGGATCATTCCTTAAATCAGCATGATTTTTTTGAATAAAACTAGAAGGCCCACTTAATCCTATTTGTGTTTTTTCAGGCGCTATAATATTATCGGCATTTAAAACACCCCAGATATTTTCAGTATTCTTTTTTATTCCCACTAATTCATGCCTCTTCTAAAATAATCACTTTCGTCTATTCTTCTTTTTGTTAAGCCTCTGCTTACTTCAAGTTCTCCTGTTTCTGGATTTCTTTCTTTATTATATTCTAGCATCTTTTCTGCTATTTCTTCATCAGTACGTGTACCATTAGCAGTAAGTTGATTTAGTGCGCCAAAACCTAAATTATATAAGAAACTTGTAAGACCTTCTTTTTGAGTATCATTCCAATTATAATTATTTCTTTCTGAATAAGTATTTAATTTATTTATTATTTCTCTATCTAAATAACCAAGAAGTTCTTCTTGAGCTTGTTCTCTAGTTATGGTTAAATCTGTAGGAACTTCTGCATTTCGGTCTTTTGGAAGAGGTGCTTCTGTTCCATATCCCCATGTCCATTGTGCATTATCCCATTCAGGAGTCCTAAGAAAACCTTCTTTACTTTTTATAGCTACAGTAATTAAAGTATCGTTTTCAAATTTATCTTCTTCTGCTAGAGTAATGTCTAATCCGCTAAGTGACATATCTTCTTCCTGTTCTACATATGGTTGTTCGGAAACCTCTGCAACTTGAGGCTCAGGGGTTTCCGTTGTTACTTTTCCTCGTCTTCACCGCCTCCTAATTGCTTCGCAGCCAAGAACATTGCATCCTCATAAGAAACGTCCTCGGTTTCCATAATTTGCCTGACCAAACGCGTAAGCTCTTGTTGTTTAAGTACTGATTCCCGTGAGCCACTAATTATCCCAAGCTGTTTATTAATCCAAGGCATAACCCCTCTAAAGGTATAGCTGAGAGGTTCCGGTTCTCCAAAAACGTCCGAAGTTGGATCATAATAAGGATTATCGTTGGGCAAACCCGTATTAACAGGTGGTGGTGGCGGTGGTGGCGGTGGTGTAGCCGATATGTTCCAATGCTCTACAAGGTTTCCCATAGATATTTTGTTATCTACTACTGTATGATTTGTAGTAGCAAGTTCATTTATTAATTTAGTTAGTGGCTCACCTGATTCTGTATCTATTAAAGTTACTTCTTGCGACATAAACCGTTGAGAATTACCTATTAAATCTCTTGCTCTTTGTTTTTGTAATGTAGTTCTCATATCATCATCTTTATCATAAGATATTTCTTCTATAACTCCTGCAAGAATAGAACTATATTCTTTTGGTGGTATTGAAACAGATTCAACAGAAACGTCTTCTCTTTCTGCATCAGCCGCCAATAATATTGTATTTTCAAAATTTTGAAATCCTAAAAAATTTTCATTTTCAGAAAAAGCTTTATACTCAGAATTTTCCATGCCAGTAAGAATACTAAAAATATAAGCATCGGCAATTAGTTTTGTAGTTTCTTCTGTTCCTAATCCAGTTGTTACAGTTAGTTCTTTAGCTTTAACAGCTAATCGTTGATATTCAGCCGTAGCTCTTGTACCTAATTGTTCATTCCTTTTTAGTTCATCCATTACATCAGCAGTTACATCATCTCCTGCCAAATAAAAACCCATAACATTTCCTTCTAATACAGAAGGCACTTTACCAAAAAAACCACTTGATCCTGCTGTAAACATAGTAGAAGCTTCTGTAATAGCTCCTTGCATTTGAGTTATTGAAGCTTCAGATAAAGTAGATATTTTTTGATCTAAAGAAAGTTCTTCGTCTGGAGTATGAGGTGTGAATTCTTCAAACCTTTCTACTAACTCTCCTCTCTCTCCTATTACCTTATATGTTTGCCACGTTCCCGCTTGTCCCCACATTTCCCCCTTACCTACTCTAGGTGCGCCCTCTGGTCGTGCTACTACAACCCTATCTTCTACACTAGTAACATTATCGCTTTCTGTAAGGGTGTCTTGTCCTTGTGCTGTTCGGCTCATTATATTCCAATTTCTTAAATGCTGTGGTTCTATTGTTTTCTTACCTTCTTCATCTCGTATATATTCTCCAGTATTAGGATCAATATCATATGGAGCTTCTTCAAATATAATAGGTCTTCCGTTCATTGTTCCTTTAATAACATTAAAGGGCACTTTAAGAGTTACATCAAAATACGGAACTTCTCTTTCCTTTCTTTCAACTGATGTAATCTTTAATCCTGCGGGACGTATGTTTAAATTCTCAGGCGTTAAGTCACCGAATTTTTTTGCAGCCCGTAGACCATATCCTTGCTCTAAAGCATTTTTAAAAGCGCTAACTTTTGTAGCAGCGTCACCATACCGACTATTAATAACTGCATCTATAAGTTCATTATCAACATCTGCTTGAGTTTTTCCGGTTATAGCTCTTTCGGCTCTGTTAAAAAGCCAACCACCTGCATTACTTGCTCTACCATCTTTTGTTCTTACCCACGCATCATAGTCTCCTAAATCTGGCATTTGTAAAGAAGCTTGATAAGCTTCTTCAAACTTAGGTAAATATTCTTCAGCCGCTTTTAAACCTTCAGCTTGGGCATACAAATTCATAGAATCTTCATCCCACTGAGATTCATCAAAATTTAATTTTAAATTACTTAATATTTCTCCTGCAAATTCTTCTGCCCAGTAACCTTTTCTTCCTCCTGCGTGTGCAGTAGATGTTTCATAGTTAGTTATAATTGCATCTCTATCTTTTAAAGTAGCTTCATATCTTAATCTTTCACCTACTAAATCTTCTTGTTCATTAATAAAAGTATTAGTACGATCTTTTATTGCTTGATTAAATAGTTGTACACCTTTACCAACTACTTGAAGGGCAGCTTGATTTCTGACATCTTTTTTATATCTTTTTTCAGTTCTTTTTCTAGTTTCTCTTCCTCTAGCTAAAAGAGAGGAACCTAAATCTTCTACTTCTTTGTACATACTATACCCCCTGCGCTAAAAGACTGTTATCCATAGGTTCTATGCCTTCTGGTTTGTCTAATAAACTTTGTTCTATAATGGGTGCTTCCTCAACAAGTGTTTTAATTTCAGGAGGAATAGGACTATTTTTTTTAATTTTATTTTGTTTGTCTTTTAATCGGTTTTCTAATCCTGTACTATTTAATTTACTTTCTGCTATAGTATCTTCTTTAACATCATCTCTATTAATAATATAATCAATTCCTTGTCTTTCTGCTAAAGCTATTAACATATAAGCTAATGGTTCAGCTAGTAACATTAATAAATCAGGATTCCATTTACCTTCTGTAAAACCTTTAAATAATATTACTTGTGTTAATTCCATTATTGGCACACCATTATCTATAGCTACAAGAATATCAGGATATTTTTCTTCATCCGTTATAGTTAAAAATAAATATTCTAAAGCTTCACGCTGTACTGTAAACTCTGGAGAAGATTCAAATGGATAAGGATTAGCAGGATCATTTGCTAATGCTTCACCCGGAATTGAACGCTTCATTTTAGAAGCAGTATTTACATAATCAGGAGTTATTTCTTTTAACATAATTATTACCTTTAAGCAAATCTAGACGATAAATCTCTTGACCAAGTAGATACAGGATTCATTAAAATAGTATCATATATTCTTGCGGTTGAACCATACTGCCCCATACTTGAATAAGCTTGGAAATTTCTTGGAGGAGATTGAACTGTAACATCATAATCTTGTGCCCCTGAAGCAAGATACATAGGAGCGCTATAAGAACCCCAAGTATCGTAATCTACTTCTGGTTCAATTACTGCTTGTGCTGTTGCTATATCTTGAGCAGCTTGATATGCAGATGTAAATGGTTTATCTAAACTATATCTATTTTCAAGCTCTCCTTTCGCTCCTGTCCACATACGCTGCATTACACCGGGATCAGGATCAGGGACAATAGAAGAAAGCGGTACATTATTATTAGGAGCAGATAGTATACTTGTCTGATACTTACGAGTATCAAAACCTAAGTTCATACTATCTATTTCGGCTTGCGTATATGGAGCAGTAGGAGTAAGAGGAGCAGGAGGAGGGCCAAAAACTCCTGATTGATCCATTGTTAAGGGGTCTGTTATTCCAAACGCCTCTGCTCCGGCTTGAGCGCGAGCAACGCTAGGTGATACGGTTCCTCCACCAAAATCTACACCTGTCATATTTCTAACATCTTGAGCAGAAAGATAATCTGGTTTAGGGGTGGTTCCACCAAAATCTACACCAGTAAGTTCTTTAATTTGATCACCCGTCATAGGCTTGCCTATACTTCCTGCATCAAAATTTAAACTTTCTCCGACTTTTAAATTATTTAAATCAACACCAATATTCATGTCTTGAATTCTTTGTTTAGAAACTCCAGTGCTGTTTACTACATCTTTTATATCCATTCCTTCTTTTATGTTTACAGTAGATTTAAATGGGTTCATAATATTTTTATAATTCTTAGTTATATCTTTTTGAACAGTGTCCCAAGCTCCACCAGTACCAAAGAAATTTTTAGAAGCACTTTGAATATTAACGCCCGGAATTTTATTTAAAGCAGTTTTAGTAAACTCTCCTACAAACTTTGTAACTCCTTGAGTTACAGTATTAAAAGCATTTTTTCCAACTGTTACAAACTTATGAGCGGCACTAACTACATGACCTGCTCCTTTAACTATAGCCCCACCAATACCCCCTAAAGTATTAGTTACCATACTAGAAGCTATTCCACCTATCCCATTCATTAACATATTCCCTATTCCGGGTAGTATAAAAGCCATAGCTATTTGACCGACAATACCTATTTTATTCATAAATTGGCCTATTTTACCAACAACTTTCTTTATGCCCCTACCTATTTTTCTAAAGGTTTTAGCAACACCGCCAAATACTTTTTTAAAGAAACCCATTTTAATCTCCTAATTAAACATTTCGTTAATTAAATTTTTAACACCGTCTGCAACACCCGTACTATTTATAGCTGTATTAGCTTCATTATTCATAGCTGTAATATATAAATTTGTTTTTTGATTAGCTGTATCTAAAGATTCTTTTCTTAAAAAAGTAGCTTCATCTCTTAAAGAGTTCCAAACAAAATCTAATTCCTGTGTTGTGACACCATAAGCATTTTGTACATTTTGTGCATTAGCAGCATTAATAGCAGCAGTATCAGCAGTATTAGCCTGTCTACGCCAGTTAGTATTAGCCTGTTCTATTGCTTGTGCATTAGAAGCGTTCCAAATATCTCTTTGGTTAGTAATGTTTTCATTAAATTGTTCTACTTGTAATTCTACTTGAGCATTAAATTTTGAAGCGTCTAATGAATTATTAGCTTCTATAGCTGCTATTCTGTTTTTTTCAGAAGCATTAAACTGTTCCATTGCATTGCTTTGTGTTGCGTTAAATTGTTCCATAGTATCTTTTTGAGATTTAAGAAACATATTAACTTGATTAGTGGACGTAGCTCCAAATTGTCTTGCTACATTTTCTGCTGCTTGATCAGATAATAATCTTTGTTGCTCCATCTGAGCATCTAATACAGAAGCTTGCTGTTCATTATTTAAATTTGTTACATCTAATTGTAAAAAGTTTCTAGCATTTTCTATTGATAATTTAGTTCTTGAATCGGCTGCACTCAAATCTAAAGATGCCATAGACGTAGCTCTTTGCATTGCTGCTTGTTGTCTAGCATTCATATTAGTTAATGTAGTGTTTTGCATAAACTGACTATTAGCTAGTTCAACTTGTTGTGCTGTAGAAAATTTAGTTAAATCTATATTGGCTTGTTTTGTAGCATTAGTTACTGCTCTTTGTTGATCAACATTTAATTGAGCAACATTCATTTCAGCAGCTATTCTGCCTTGAGCCAGATTACTTTGCATTGTAGCATTTAAATCTGCCATTAAAGCTTGCTGTTCATTTGTTAATGATTCTGCATTGGCTTGATTTTGTGCGCTTAAATTAGCCAGTTCCATTTGCTGTTCATTAGAAAGATTAGCAAGCTCCATTTGTTGTTTGAACCCTGCATTTTTAGACAGAAAATCAGCAGCTACCTGCATATTTGCAAGACGCATTTGATTATCAGCAGTCATGTTTTGCTGCTCAGTTTGGTTCTTTATTTCTAACTCAGCTAATTCTATTTGTTGAGCATTGCCTAATTCTTGAGAATTAATTTGTTGTCGGTTTTGAGATTCTAATTCTGCTGTTCTTTGACGATTTTGTAAATTTTGTAATTCTGTTTGTTGTATAAGCTGTGCGCTAGTTAAAGCCGTTTGTTGTCTTTGTTGAGTTTCAAGAACATTTATATTTTGTGCAAACTGAGCTGTTTGTGAAGAAGCTGTTTGTTGATTAGATAAATTACTTAATCGTCTAGTTGCATTTAAACGTGCTTCTTCTAAGTTAGCCTGTTGCTCTCTATTTAAATTATTTGTTGCTCTAGTTTGTAAAGCTTGTGCGTTGCTTTGTGCCATAGGTAAAGCAGTTTGTATAATAGCATTAAACAAAGCATCTCTACCTACTGTAGAAACACCCAAACCTCTAGCGGCTAAACCTTGTTCTACTGCCGATACAGCGGGTTTTGCCCAAGTTGGAATATTTCCAGACTCCATACCACCTAATAAATTTTCCATTTGAGCCGAAACTAAAAGTTCTGGCGGTAGTGCAGCTACGGCTGCTTGAACATCTATATCTTCAGTATCTATTCTTTCACTTACAGATGCAGCATCTTCTATTGTTTGTTCTGCTAACTCAGCAGGTATATTACCAATAGCAACCACAGCATTTGCAGCAGCTCCTTTAGCAGCTTCTCCAGTTACTTTAGCTCTTTGTCTTGCTTCATAACCTATTTGATCTATCTGTGCAGCTTCTCTAGGCGTAGCGGGTTTACCCGTAATTGCTGATCTCGTTGCAAACTCAGCTTCAGGAGACTCAGATAATACTGCTGTTTCTCCTGTTACTTTAGATATAAAACTTTTAGGGTCTATAATATAATCAACCCCTTTTGCCCTTCTAGATGCTGCCTCTTGTTCTGCTACTTGAGCAGCTACAGCAGGATCAGTTAAAGCTCTAATTTCTTCCATTACTGCTTCTACTGGGGCACCTTTAAAAGCCGGAATTATATCTCCCAACGAACGGGCTAACTCAGCTTCGTAATCTTCGGGCGATACTGTTCCATCATTTACTGCTTCTTTTAAAGTACCAATAGTTTCTTCTATGTCTTTAGCAACAGCTTTATCCATACCACTATAATCAATACCAGAAAAAGTATTTAATTGTTGTATAGCTTCTTCAGAAGTAGTAGTTCCTTCTCTACTAATACCTTCGGCTGTTTGTTGCTGTATTAATTTTTGTTTATCTACAGGTTTATAATTTCTTAAATAACTTCCCGGTACATAAGTTTCTTCTTGTGCTTTAGTAACATTATTTTTATAAGATAAACCAAGAGGAACTTTGCCTTCGTGATTATAATTATAATATTGATTCTGTGCTTGAGCTACTGTTAATCCTGTTGCTGCTGCAAACTCTTCTATAGAAAAATTAACCTGCCCAGTTCCTTGAGCAAGTTTTACAAACTCTGCTCTTGCTTGTTCTTGTGCCGCTATATACTCAGGAGTGTCCGGTGTTAATCCTCTTGCTTTAAGTTGTTCATCTAATGCTAAAATTTGAGACTTTAAACTTTCTGTATCAAAATTAACAGGTTTATTTTTAAACCCTGTATCTTTTATTGTTTCTTTTATAGCTTCTTGTGATTTAGCAGCTTCTTGTTTACCTACAAGTTCTTTAGTAGCATCCTTTACTCCTTCCGAAAAGGGGTCTGTACCAGTTACTTCTTCACCTGCTGCCTTTTGATTTTGACGATCTAATTCTGCCTGTACTTGTGCTTCTGTTGCTCCAAAAGTATCAGCAACTTCTTTTACTGTCATTGCTCCACTATTAATAGCTTCTACAACTTGTTCAGTTTCAAATTCTGTATAAGACCCGTCAACTGGAATATCAGCTACGTCAGCGGCAGTTGTTGTAGTAGCAGTAAAATCATCACGGGGGAAACTTATAAAACCATCATCGGGGTCTATAGCAGTACCAGTAGTCGTAGTATCAGTAGTTGTAGTGTCAGTAGTTGCCGTCTCAGCAGCAGCAGCTTGAGTATTTATAGCTTTTAAATTTTGATTTACATAGTCTTCTGAAACGCCATACTGTGCCGCTAATTGTGCAGCAGTTATTTTTCCTGAATTAAGATCGGCAACTGCTTGGTCTATGTCTGCCTGAGTATAAGCAGGTGTTGTAGTTGTAGTAGTATTTTCGGCTTCAACAGCATCAGGATTAAAAGTTTCTTGAACGCCAATTGGTTTTACAGTGTTATCAAACATAGCAACTCTGTTTAAATCTGCTCCTGCTGCATTATAAACTGAACCAGTAGTTCTATTAGCATCAGCAGTAGGATCGGTACTTGTTGTGTTTACACCACCACCAGAATTAATATCATCCCACGGACTATATTCTTTAGGAGCACCTCTGTCATAAACAGGCGCACCCCTGTCTACAGGAGGCCCAGAGTACATATTTCTTTCTTGCCCTAAAGCTAAACTTGCTTTATTTTTAGCTTTATCATACATTCCTCCAACCATCCTTGTAATATCATTTGGGTTCCAACCCTGTTCAGCATGAACTCTACCACCTTTACGGTAGTCTGCTCTTTTCTTTTGCGCTCTTGCTCTTTTTCCGGCCATAATAATTCCTATGTATTTCTCTCAACTTTATTTATTTTCTCTACCGTTCTCATTGTACCTAAACCGAGCATACCCATAAGAACAGGCATCATAGTAGAAACATCAATTAAAGGTATTGCAATATCTGAATCTGCTAAAACTAATATAAAATTAGTCATAGGGATTAAGATAAAGTTTGACAAAAGCGCCAGTGTACAAGTCCAACCGACTGCCGGCCTCCAACCACTAACAAACAAACTTCTATGTTTAGCTTCTTCTTTATTAACTTCTATCTGTGCTTTAATAACATCGTGGCCGTGACGTTCTGCCATTGTCGCAATGTCGTGAGCTAACTTTTCTTTTAGGTCTTTATCGCTTACTACCTTATCAAGTATTGTTGATACAGGGCCGATAAGCCTATCAATAAGTCCTAACATTAGATAACCAGTGCAATACCAATTACAATTAAGATACCTACACCTACAAGAATAACCTTACGTCTAGGTGCGCTTACAGGTTCGCTTAGTTTTTCTTTAGTTCTTATTACTAAATCTTTTAACTTGTCTAAAAACTCTATCATAAATTTCTCCACCATCTTTTAAATTTATCTTTATAGTGATAATAAACTATCCTAGTTAATTCTATATTCCCTTGTATTAAAATTTTTAAACAAATTATTATTACAACGATACAAAAAGCAATTCCAAATCTTATAAAAAACTCAGTCACTTCCCCAACCCATATAAATGCCTACAGCTAAAGCAGTTAATAATGCAGTTGTTACTATCCTAGCTACTGTTTGCCCCACTGTAACTTTAGTAGCTCTCCAAGAATCTAGTAATCCTCTTAGTTCTTTTACATCGTCATAAGCTTCTTCATCTGAAAGACCTATCTCTTTCAATGCTTCTTTTGCTCCCTCATGCGCTGCTTGATGTATAATCCTTTCTAGTTCTGTTTCGGTCATAATGTCCACCTCACTACCATTTAACCTTATTTACTTTTTTAGCAGGCATTTTATTATCCTAAATTATCTAATTGGTCGTGAGTAGTACAAGCATTAATAGCGGTAATGTTTTGATCTTTAGCATCTTTAGCATCACTTACTAATGCGGCATCACCAGAACCATCCTCAGTTTCAAGGCGCGTTTGATCATTAGCGACTTCCTGATATGCACCTTTAGCCTTACTAATAAGATTTGATTTACGCTGATCTACAGTTAAATTATTTACACCGTAAACAATCTGTACCGGATCAGTAGTAAGATCAAACGTATGTCCAGTATAAATTTGCTTGCCATCAGTAATTTCAGGACGCACTTCAATAGCTGCATACCAATTAGCCTCACCTGCGGGAGGTTGTGTATCCCAAACTTCTCTTACTTCTTCATTTACTACTTTTACAAATAATGACATAATATTTTCCTCTATCCTTCTCTCAAATATAATGAATGAATACCTTGTGAATCTCCAGGCCCACTACTAAGCCAGTTAGTTGCTGTACCTACTTGTACTGGAGAGCTTCTATTAGTACCTGCACCAATACCTAATATTCCTTCATCGTTATAACCCCAACCCCACAAAGTGCCGTCTGATTTAATCGCACCTGAATTTCTGTGTCGCGTGAATACTTTTCTCCAAGTTGTTAAAGAACCTATTTGTACTGGAGAACTTCTATTAGTGGTAGAACCATCACCTACTACTCCGTAACCGTTATTTCCCCAAGCCCACATAGTGCCATCAGTTTTAACGGCAAGACTATTTCTATCTCCTGCCGCTACAAATTTCCAATTAGTAAGTGAACCTATTTGTACTAAAGAACTTCTATCAGTAGTAGAACCATCTCCTAATTGTCCATCATCGTTGTGACCTACTGCCCATAAAGTACCGTCTTCTTTTACTGCTATTGTATGAGAATAACCACAAGCAACAGTTACCCAAGTTGTTACTGATCCAATTTGAACTGGAGAACTTCTAGCAGTAGTAGAGCCGTCACCCAGTTGTCCATTGTCTTGTTTTCCCCAAGCCCATAAAGTTCCATCAGTTTTAATTGAGTGCATAAACTTGTAACCGCCACCAACAGCTAATTCTCGCCAATTAGTTAATGATCCAACCTGAACGGGTGAAGAATAAATAGTAGTATTATTCATACCTAATTGACCTTGACTACCTCTACCCATACTCCACAATGTACCATCATTCATAATCATATGTGATGTGCCATTTCCACAAGATATTTGAGCATTACCATCGCCTGATGGTCCTACATCAGAACCCCAAGTAGTTAATGCACCCACTTGATTTGGGGAAACAAGCTGAGTAGTGTTATCTTGTCCTAATTGACCAGTAGAATTATAACCCCATGACCATAATGTACCGTCTGTTTTTGTTGCTATAGAATGTGCCCCACCCAAAGCAACTTGCGCCCAATCAGTTAATGAACCTATTTGCATAGGAGAAGTATGAGCTTGTGTTTCACCATCTCCACCAGTAGCACCTAATCCTAATTGTCCATTAGCATTGCGGCCAAAACCCCATAACTGTCTTTTTTTATTCGGCTTAGGCCAATTACCTGCTTTTTCATGAACCATTACTTCATCTAATGACCACACACCAGAAGCACTGCCTCCCTCTCCATCAGTAGGTGCAGTAATAGTAGGAGCAGTTTTATTTACAATTCCTCCCGGCCACTCCTTGCTCATGCAATTCTCCGTAATATTTGTTTATTTTTTGTAAGTTTTTCTTTAATTAAATTAAAAGGATCTTCCCAATTACCAAATTCTTTTTGTCGTATTAGTTTCATTGAATCATAATAAGGACAAGTATCTCCTTCTTGTGCATATAAGAAGTAAGGCATAACAGGTATTACTGTCCAAGTTTCTACACCCATTGCGGCTGCTAAATGGCTTACTGAAGTACAAGATGAAATAACCAAATCACATGAGGCAGTAGCTTGTCGTGTATCTTCCCAAGTATCTAAAGGAACTTGTTTAACCCACGATGGACAATCTTCTACACCCTCATCTTTTTGTAAAGAAATAAACTCTGCATCTGCATCTTTTACAGCATCAAATAAAAGATCATAAGGAAATTTCTTTTGATGTTCTTTTTCAAATACAGTTTGTCCTTGCCATCGTAAACCAATTCGGGTTTTAAAACCTCTAATACTTTTAGGTTTAGTAATATAAGGTATACCAGAAAGGTCTTTTAATTCTAATCCTAGTGGAACAACGGCTGACATTCCGTGTACTAAAAAGTCATGGTAAACCCCGTGACACATCTCATGTTGAACAACAGAACTCACGCCCTCAACATCTACAAATAAAGATGCAAGCTGTCCAGAACAAGATACGATTACTTTACAACCTTTTTCGGCAATAGACTTAGCATATCGTACTTGATGTATTTGATCGCCTAGTCCACCTTCTAAATATAATAAAACTGTACCTTTTGATTTTCCGTCCCAACAAGGTGATTGTGAAGTAACAGTATTACCAAATACTCCTATTAAACGTCCTCTATCCATTAACTGATAACCCTTTTGAATTTCTCCTTGACGTAATAAATACCATCCACGATTAAAAGCAGCTCTATGATTATTAGGCTCATTTTTTTCTATTTGTTGACTTAACCGCCAACCCTCTGCAAAGTGGCCTCTTTTTGAAGCAGCTAACTGAAGGTCTAGGTCATGTATTTCAGGGGTTGTACGAGGGTTTTTAAGCCAAAACTCAGGCTGACAAAACGAATTGTAATAATGCTTTAGTACATCTTTGGGGTCTTCGTTGTGCTGCTTTCCAAGCACAGGCTGAATATTGTGCATACCTTCATAGTGATGTAGCTCTTCATCATCTTCCTGAACGCTAGTCCCATCAATCGCTGTAAAGTCATAATTAAAATCAGGCAACTCCAAAAATTTATGGATGCGTTTAAGTTGAGCTTTTGGATTAGCTATAAGGTCTTCATATTCAACTATGCAAAAACATTCAGGTGCAAACTCATAACCAGTTTGTAAAGTTAAATATGCTGCTTTTAAATGAGTACTTAGTATTCCAGATTCCATAAATTTATCAAGATTATCTGGTTTAGCTACTCTAACAAATGATGCCATACAATCAGGTATTGATCTAACAGTAGCTACAATTTTAGGTAGTCTACCTAATACTTGGCTCATAGACTGCATAATAACAGGAATGGGCCAACCTCTGCCTTTATCTATAATAACAGGGTTTTTATAATCTTCATAAAACGTATTAATTATAGCATTCATTGTTTTAGCTAACTTGGTCTTATCTTTATCTGTATTATTTAATAGCTGTTGTGAGTGCCAAGTATTAGCTAACCCGTCTAAAGCAAATACTAACCCTGACGTTGTAGAAACATGAGTCTGTTTGTTTTGGTTAAGTATAGCCGCCAGTACCGTAGAACCGGAGCGAGGCACACCTGACATAAAATGTATTTGTTTTTTCATATTATTAACTCTGAGTACAACTAATTAAACTGTTTTAGTAACAAGTGCGTGTTCTGATTCTGGTTGCCCTGCCAACTTACTCCAAGTAGTAAGCGCCCCAACTTGCACAGGAGAACTATAGCTAGTCGTATTTCCTTGACCTAATTGACCACGATTATTATAACCCCAAGCCCAAAGAGTACCGCCTGTTGTAAGCCCCATACTACTGTGTTTTGCACCTCTAAATCTGCTCCATGTGGTTAAAGAACCTATTTGTACTGGAGAACTTCTATTAGTAGTACTTCCGTCACCTACTTGGCCGTAATTGTTCCTGCCCCAAGTCCAAAGCGTCCCGTCTGTCTTAACAACTCCACAATGATACTGTCCTGCACTTACTAATTGACCCCATGTAGTTAGCGAACCAATTTGAACAGGAGAAGATCGGTCAGTAGTGCTTCCATCACCTAATTGTCCATAGTTATTTCTACCCCAAGCCCAAAGCGTTCCGTCAGTTTTAATAGCAAAACTACTTTGTGTACCATCTCCTAACTGTGACCAAGTAGTAAGCGCACCTATTTGTACGGGAGATGAAGTGTGGGTAGTATTTCCTTGACCTAACTGACCTTGAGTATTTTTACCCCAAGCCCAAAGCGTTCCGTCAGTTTTAATGGCTGTAACAAAATATAACCCACAAGACACTTTTAACCAAGTAGTTAAAGCGCCTACTTGTACGGGGGAAGAATAGTAAGTGGTGTTATTTAAACCTAATTGGCCTAGTCCGTTAGCCCCCCAAGCCCAAAGCGTTCCGTTAGTTTTAATAGCAAGAGTAGAATTACGCATCTGAGTAACTGTTGCCCAATCAGTGCCTACTTGGACAGGAGAACTTTTATTAGCAGTAGTGCCATCTCCTAAACCTCCACTAGCACCTGCTCCCCAAGTCCAAAGCGTCCCGTCAGTTTTAATAGCCGCTGAAATATATTGACCTCCGGCACTGGCTTTCCAATTAGTAAGTTCGCCTACCTGAACAGGTGAAGAATAGTCAGTGGTATCACCTTGACCTAACTGACCATTTTGATTTCTACCCCAAGCCCATTGCTCTCTGGGTGGTACAAGTTTAGGCCAAGTGCTTCCTCCTTCTTCTTGAGTAACGTCTGTCATATACCAAACGCCAGATGTTGAACCGCCTTCACCATCAGTAGGACTATTTATTGTAGGAGGTGTGGCTGAAACTACACCGCCTTTAAATCTTGAACCCATAAGTTATTCCTTACGAAATTTCTTCATAACTAATAGTGGCTACTAAATCACTAGCTGCGCTTGCAATGCCGCCTAATGATTTATCTTCTTCTAAATAAATAGCAGTTGCTTTATCAAGTACAATAAGAGCAGAATCAGCAGGTACAGATATTGTAGAAGCAATAGCTACTCCTGTTCCACCTATATCATCCTGTGGATATAAATTAACTGTAATATCCGCAGCAGCACTACCATCTATATTGGTAATCATAAGCATATTAACTTTTAATACTTTACTGCTACTTGCGGCATTTGATAAGATTTCTGTAGCAGACGTACCAACAGCTACTTGCGCTGTTTTTGCGGTAATCGTTGCTACATTTACTACATTAGGGGCTGACATTTATAAGTTCTCCTTTTAACCAAAGACCATAGCCATAGCAATAGCTTTGCCTGTTGATGCTTTAGTGTCTAACTGCGTTTGTATCGCAGAAGTAACACCGTCTGAATAATTAAGTTCTGCTGCGGTTGCTGTAACATTAGTACCTCCAATATCAAGAGTAGTCATTGAGACTTCTCCGGCTACTGTTAGTACTCCACTAGCTACTGTCATTAAATCCGTATCACCAGTATGTCCAATAGTAGAACCATTTATAATAACATTATCAACTGTTAGAGTTGTTAAAGTTCCTAAACTAGTAATATTAGATTGTGCTGCTCCTGTTACTGTAGCTGCTGTACCAGACGCATTGCCTGTTACATCTCCTGTTAATGGCCCTGCAAAAGCATCTGCTGTAACTGTACCATCAAAGAAAGCGTCTTTAAATTCATTATCAGATTTACCAAGATCAATAATATTATCAGAACCCGGATAAAGCGCACCATCTTCTAAAATTAATTGTTTCTCATTTCCTGCATAAAAGTTAATTTTATCAGCATCTTCAAAATCTATTTTAGTTTGATCATCTTCACCAATTTTTATATCTGTTGCAAGTAAAGAAGTAATTCCTGTCTGTGCTGCATCTACTGTAAATGTTAAATCATAGGGATCGCCATCTGTGCCGTTATCTGTATCAGTCCAGTTTGTTGTAATACCTGATCCAATAAACTTTACTTCTTTAGCGTTAGAAACAGTTACTTCAGTACCATCATCATCTTCAAGAATAAAGTTACTCATTGTACCTGAACCAGATGTTTGACTGTCTACATAAGCTTTTACAGATTGCTGTGTAGGCACAAGAGTCGCACTATCTGAAGACATATTATCTTCATCAACCCAAGCAGTAACTCCTATTGTTCCATCAGAAAGTGTTCCAAAAGTTATTGTACCAGATGCCGTAACACCAGTACTTGATAGTAATCCAGTAGAAGGATTATAAATTAAATCACCATCAGACTCTAAACCTAAGTTGCCACCATCAAGATCACCACCTGCTGTAAAAATAATAGCATTGTTTTCATTTGTGCTTTCATTGTCTGTTATAGTTACTGTCGTTGCTATAGCAGCGGTTCCAGTTGTGTCTTGGTTCAGTGTTCCAACTGTAAAGTCTAATGTATTATCACCATCTTGATATGCTACAGTTATACCCGATTCTGTATTTGAACCAACCATAGCACCGACAGTATCAGCAATATATTCGTTTAGAGCTGTACCATCAACTGTAATTGCATCTGCTTCAAGTGTACCATCTATATCGGCATTACCTGAAATATCAA